CTGTGGAATACATAAATAAATACTTAGCAAAAGTTTCATCTGATAGTTCATTTCTGCGTTCATGGAGTTCGCCTGCTAATCCCATAATTTCATCGTCAAAAATACTATCTTTGGTTGCGTCAAGTATCCCGATAGCAGTTGCTAACATTATTTCACAACCTTTAGTGTTGCATAAGAGTTGCCTGCGTTTAGATTATCTATAAGTGGCATAATATCGGGAACGAGTAAAGAGTGTAGCATTCCTTCTAATAATTGTGCCTGCATATCTTTATCTAATTCTAGTAATCGTTGTGCGGTTGGATTAGTTTCATCTAACTCTGTAATAAATCTAAGAGAGTGTTCTACTGTTTTCATTAGAGCCTTTCGTTGTTGGATAAGAGTATTTTACCACAATACACCGACAATTCTTTACATATCTGTAGGATTTCGGGGTGTTTTACATCACACCCGTAACGACACGCCCGACCCCGTACCCTTGTGGGCGCAGCTGCGGCGCTATTGTTCCCCGCTAAGCCCGTTGTTATCTATATCAGGTTTTGTATATAATAAAACAAATAAAAAAATTAAAGGCGGAAGAATTAAAAACAAAACAAAAAAGAATCCAATTAGCGCTCCAATTAATTCCATAGTATATTATACCTTTTTTCTTTATTTTTTACTAGCGCTAAATCTAATATCTGCTTTACCGTAGACACATAATCCACATGACACACATGCAGAGCCTGCATTGCTAATAAGCGGAATGCTTTTCATATTCTCAGGACACTTAGCGCCAGGCTTGCCCGTTAATTCTTTCATTGTACTTTCAGTAACGGCGAAAGTTTTTCCTAGATAAGCAAGGCGAATTCCTTCATTTACTTTTAGTTCATGGCCGATCTCTTTATTCTCATCATCCGTAGAATAATATAAAGATAGATTAGATATATCTTTTAGGATAATCGCTGCGTCCTTCACCCGTGTGTATACCCAAAATTGAATATCGGAATGCTTTTCAATAACAGTCTTCCAGGCATAGGTATAGGTATCATTAAAAAAATCTCCGTCCCAGTGAATACGGAATAACTTAGGCGCATTCTTCTTATCACAATCAGCAACAAATTCTATGATCATCTCATCCAATAAACGCACCATTGTGTCATTATCCGCATTGCGTAACAATTCCCAATTGTGCAGCAGATTAGCCTTAACAGCCTTATAAAGTTTTTCTAATTTTCCCGCATAGCAAACAGTCTCACAAATAGAAGTTGCGCCAGGGCATGAAAAATCTTTGCCAGCGGGTAATCCAAAAGTATTAGCAATTGCTGCTTGCTTGCCATTCTTTGTAACAAGGTTAGCGACTTTGCGATCATTAGATCTTTTTAATTTCATGAGTTGACCTTTCGTTATTAAGAGAATAATATCATAGGCCACTGACATTTATTACAAAACACCCCAGCTTTCAGGGTGTTTTTAATCACACTCTTAACGACACGCCCGACCCCGCACCCTTGTGGGCGCGACACGCCCGACCGCGTTGTAAGCTGCAACACGCCCGAGATTATATTAGATCAGTTTTTTTATATTTAATTTTGCGTGTGTATTTTTTTTTATTGCGAACAGGTTGCGCCGCATTACTACGGCGCAATTCCTGAATTCGTTTTACTTTATTTTGAAGAGAAGTTAGGAACACGATATCCACTTGCCTTATGAAATCTGATTACATCAAATCGTTCGTTATCTTTCGCAAACATTTCTGCGAAATCGTGAACAGTTTTAGAAAAAACAGCGGGGTGCGTTTTGTCGCTAATATATTTTAATATTTCAGCAGTAGCGATATAATCTTTACGGGTCATCATTTTGCGGATACCAATCCTAGTCTACTAAAGTTTTTTGTATACATTTTGCCATTAGGCATAGTTAAATTATAGGTTGCTAATTCTTTAGCGAACCCGACATCATAACATTTAGCGAACGCTTCAAATGCTTGAAGAGCGTCAGCAAATTGGTGTGTGTATTCTAAATTGCCGTCATAGTAAGTAAATAATTTATACATTAGATACCCCATGTATCTTGAACACAGTCGCAACTTTCCACATCATAATTCTTTTCATCACCAAAGAATATGAAGCCAGCACCGCCACACTCATCACAAGCGACCCCGATTATTTCTGCTAGATTTCCCATTTATAGTTTTCCTTTCGTAGTTTGTTAATGTAATTATAGCCTAAGCCACCGACAATTTCGGGAAAGACACGCCCTAGAGCGCACCTTCCTGAAATAATCCGATTTCTAAATCTAACATTTCTGCGGGTGTTGCTTCGGATAAATCTACCCAGCCAGCACCCTCATCATTCATTCTAAAGATTTCTATGTATCCCATATTATTCACCTACCTTAACCGCAATTATGCGATAGTGGTCTTTATAAGAATGCGGTGTGCGAATTAAAACACGATACGCTTCTTTATCATTACCAAACCAATGTTCGGTTTTTTCACCGCTAATAATTTCTCCATTAAGAGAATTAGAGCGATATTCTTTACCTTGTAAAAGGTTTTCTATTGTGTATAAGTTAGCCATTGTTAGCCACTTCCTTTCGTTTTGTTATATGCCGATATTATACTCTAACCCACCGACAATTTGCATATTACTTTCCAGTAATTCCATATTTTGAGACGCTCAAGTCGTGTGTCCTTAATCACATTTAGCCTGTGGACGACACGCCCGACACGCCACGACACGCCCGAAAGTTATCCACAGGATTCAGGGTTTTTTTATAGTGTGTCTTAAATCACAAAATGCCCCCACAGCTTTTGTGGGCGCTTCCGCTTTTGTCAAGCCGACACGCCGTTTATTCTTTGTGATCTTGCTCACATACGCATTTAGTATATGCGCCAGCGTTTAACCTGCCACATTTAGGGCAGGTATAAAATCCGCTAGGGTTAGCCATTTACTTATCTCTCCTAAGTAATGCGATAGAATAAATAAAACCAATAGAGCCAACTAGTAGCCATGTTGGGATATCTATACCGACACCATTAGGCCATAGCCCGTTAATGTATAGCGAAAAGTATTCGCTGTCTAATAATAATTCTAAGTTCATTATTCGTATGCCTCCCAATCTAATGTTAATTCATTTTCGATAATTTCATCAAGGCTAACGATATCGCTATCGCTAATCGCCTCAGCGTTAATCTTATTTAACGCTTCTTCTTCATCTAGATAGACATAAGCATCTGCTACATCTGCCTGAATTGTATCCCATTTGGTCATCATTATTTATTTACCTCTACTTCTCTAATGTTGTAAGTAAAACCCTTACCAAGTTTATTTAACTCAGCGATTACCGCTAAGATTTCTTCGGGCTTACTAGCCTTTTGATTTACGGCTAGCAGTTGGCTACCTTGCCATAGTGTATAAGTTATAGTCATTTTCTGTCCTTCTTTCGTTAGGTTTTTCATTAAGGTAAATCTATCATAGTCGCCCGACATTATCAAGCGACACGCTGTCGCCTATTCTGTGACCTTAGTCACAGTAGGGAGAGAGATTAAGTAGCGTAGCAATACCTTACGCTCATAGGTAGTTAATTCGGGGTGATTAGAAACCACGCCACCATTTTGGTATTCCCAAACAATTTTATTAAAAGTTTTTTCGGATAACATTACATCACCCAACTTTCTTGAGTGTATGCTAACCACTCACCAAGGGTCATTAAGCCCTTGTATTCTTTACATTTACCGCAAAACATTTCGCTTGCGTAGTCTGAGCAGAAAACGCAGACAATTAGATTAGCCTCATCGGCTCGGACATTAGAGAGAGTAATCTCTCTGATTAGTGTAGTCATTTTAACTACCTTTCTTAGTAAGACTTTCTTACTTTCTTTATACTATAATCCTAGCAGGGGGGTCTGACATTATGCCTATCACAAATCGGACATGTCGGACAAATTAAAAAAAACTTTGTAAAAACATTATGAGTTACATCACATATGGTCGCACTAATGGGGCATATCGGACATCTCGCAGGGGTGTATCATACAAATTAAAAATATATTAACATTTTATGAAATCTAAAATACTAGTCGACTAAGATTATATAGCTAAGATCCTAAAATCAATAATGCTATAATTTGATTATGGACAATACAATGGATTACCTATCAGATAACGAAGAAGAAGACAAATGGGACAATATGCAAAAAACTTGTTGGAGCGGATACAAGCAGGTAGGCATGAAAGATAAAAATGGTCGACAGGTACCTAACTGTGTTCCTATTAAAAAGTCTTTATTTGGTACAGAAGGACCTCAGACTTTAATTCCTAAAAATAAATAATAAATATCCTTGACCTAGAAATATTTTAAATGCTATCATGATAACCTTGAACAGTTTTCGGAGATAATATCAAGGGGTTAAACTTCAGGTGCATACAATGACGGAAAAGTCATTAAGCAAAGCAGTAACCGATTAATTGCGGGTTTACAACCTAGTGCCAGTTTCGGGGATACTCTTTAATTTTTAAGGGGTGTAGGGGTTCCTATGCTCCAATTCTGGAAAATACACAGAAAACATAAAGCATAGAAGGAAATATATGGAAGAGTGCATAGTAACAAATATTAATACTTTCGATAGCTTAGACTTAGAAGATAATCTAAAAGTTATGAAGAAAATCCAAAAAATGGTAATAAGCAAATACATGTATCGTTATGAAAATAAAGATCCTTTTTATATAAAAGCTTTAGTATCTAGAGAAGATGATTCTAGCGTGGTATTTCCAGAACAGACTGGCAATAAAATTATACCCGTATGTGAAGGTGGATCTATACTTTTTCATGAAAAGATTAAATTTGAAGTTGTAAAGGGAAAATTTTTTGAATATACGTTTTTAGTAGATCCAGGACAGAAATTTGGAGAAGGAAGCAAGTCCTATAAAGTTTTATGCAAAACGGAAGAATTTTATGAAATTGAAGTTATGGCTAATAGTGAAGAGGAAGCTATAGAAACTGCTAATAAGCAAGAGTTATGGTATTGGAATCATCATCAGCCTGGTAAAGATGACAAAGTAAGACCTATAACTTCATTTGTTGTTTGGGACAATTTTAAGGTAACTGAAATTAATGAATAATGGCAAAGCAGATTATATAACCATAGGAGTAATATTTTTGCTTGTAATGTTGGTATATATATTCTAGTTGACTAGGATTATATAGCTATATATAATATAATATTGTATAATGATAGGATGAATACTATTTATAAGAAGATAGTCGCAAGTATGCTTATCTTTTTAGCTGCATACATATTTCTATCCTGCGTATTGGTTTAAATGTACGAAGTTGAAGTTTATAAATTAAAAGGCGGGGGATCTGGAATAATTTCTCCTCTTCCAGTACAGAGAGATTGGATGGATAATCTTCCATTTGATGCAGTATACAGATGTATGCCTATGACATTAGCTAACCAGATGGGATATGGCATATCCTTTCCAGAAGAGATCTCATTTACCTGGGATGGGACATATGACTCAGAAGAAAATCATGGAATTACAGTACATTCTGGAGATACTTGGATACATAAGCATAGAGGTTGGGCCACATTAGCTATATCTACAGGACTTAGATTTAAAACAGATAAGAATACTAGCATGTTGGCCTATCCTATTCCTAATAAGTTCTATGAAGGATTTCAGGTATATACAACGCTTATTTCCACCTCCTTTTTCAAAGGTGCATGGGAAATTACTTTGAGGTTAACCGAACCTAATAAGAAAATAACTATACCTGCATATACACAAATAGCAGCATTTATGCCCTTTTCCGCCGCCGCACTTAATAATAGCAAAATTACCGTTAAATATAATGAAAGAATGTTAGAGGACTTTCCATCTGAAGATCAACATGCATATGTAGATAGTCAAACAGAACTTGGTAAAGGAACTGGTCTTTATCGAAAAGGAATAGATCTAAGTGGCAAAAAATTAGGAGAACATGAAATATCCAAATTCACTCTCTTTTTCGACGATTCACTAGACCGAGAATATAGGAGCTATAATGTATGAGTATAATCAAATAATAATTAACTCTATGCCTAGGAGTGGTTCTACTTGGGCACAATACCTATTAGCAAAAAGTATTAATCGTAGAGAGGGAGACCCTTTAGATTCTGACATAAATTCAATTAATACCAGCCCTATCCCAGACGGCAAGAACTTTGTTATGAGATGCAATAATATAATTGGTTTATATGGATTGTATGCTCCAATAAAACAAATGACTATTATTAGAGATCCAAGAGATATAATTCCTTCAGTTATAACTAAAACATATGGAGGTGCAGGAGATACAGTGTCTGCTGGGGTGGTTATTCCTGCAGAGACACCTAACATTAATATAGATGATCAGATTTACGCACAAATACAGATATACAAGGGGTATGCGTCAGCAGCTCTAGAAAATTTTAAAAATCTTAATGTTTTTACTTTTGATCAGGTAACAAAAGACATAAATTTTTTTACAAAGACAATGCTTGGAGAAGAATTAGCTCTTTCAAATGAAGATTACAGTAAATTTTTAGAAAAAGCAAGAAAAGAAATAAGAGTGCATGCTTTGTCTCACCCAGGATACACTAATGCCGTGCCAGAAAAAAAACCTGGAATTTACGATAAGATTAAGTTTGTATACAAGCTTAAAGAACATTCAGAAGCTTTAGAAAAACATTTTAAAGAACTTGAAGATCTCTATAATGAAGTTACGAATATGTGTAAACAATTTGAAAATGATTTTAAGGCGTCTAAATACTATTAATGGCACTCCTAGACCAAATATGTGTGAAATTGTCTTAAAATGACTCTCAGAGGCTTAAAATGGCTAATCTGCAGGTTTAGGTAAAGTTATTTTCTAAATAATTTTTTAAATTTATACTTGAATAATTTAAATTTTATATACATGTTGTATTCAACGTCCCCTGGCTTGAAATTTGCACCAGTAAAATGATACCAACCGCTTTCAGCAGAGGGGCTGTTAGTAAATTTAGAAAAATATCTTGGGCTCATAAATTAATTATACACCCTATTAAAATATAAACCCAGACAGAGGCGGGTCCGTCTGGGTCTAATGCATTCTAAAAGAACGCAACTGCAAACCATAAGTTTGCATCTATGCAATAGTAAAATATTTTAATTTATAAGTCAATAGGTTTAATTGTAGCTTTTATTTTCTTTAAAGGTCTATATGAAACATGCGATTGCCCACCTGGATTTTTTTTCTTTGTAGTTAAATCAAAATTTGCAAATATGTTTAATAGAATTACTTTCATTTCCAGCATAGCAAACATATCTCCTATGCATTTTCTAGATCCCATTCCAAATGGAAAGTATGATCCTCTTGGAAGGTTAGATTCAAAATCTTTAGTCCACCTTTCTGGCATAAATTTTTCTGGGTTTTCGTATATTTTTGGATTATTGTGGATTGGGTAAGAGCTTAAAACAATATTGGCTCCTTGTGGAAAAAAATGACCATCAATAATAGAATCTTTCTTGCAAAATCTTGGCTGTATCCAAAGAGGAGGAAAAATTCGTAATGTTTCTTTAATTACAGATGAACAAATTTCTGCATTAGATACTAGTTCTATAAAATTATCATTATTTCTTTTTGAAAGGATTTGCTGTGATTCTTTTTTCATAAGATCAAGATATTTAGGATTGTCGTTTATGTTGCATATTGCAAAAGCTAAAGTGTTAGCAGTAGTTTCAAAGCCAGCTAGCAAAAGTGTAAGTATTTCATTGTTTATGTCGGATAAAGATAAATTGTTTTCTGGATCTTGATATGATTTTATAAAAACATTTAAAAGGTCATCTGAATCTACAGGGTTTGCAATTCTTTCATCAATAGTTGTTTTAACAAAATTAAAAAGCTCTATTGAGGATTCTCTAAATTGTTTAAATATTGGTAGGTTGGAATTATCAAATCTGTGCAGTAATGGGGACACGGTTCTTTCGGCATTTGCTACACAAATATCCATGTGTTTTTTTATAAAAGCGGTTTTTTCTTTAAAATCAATACCAAATAAAGATTGACAAACTATTTCTAGAGTTAAGTTGACCATTTCGGTGTGCACTTCTATATATTTATTATTCTTCCACTCAGACATTTTGTTTTCAGATTTAATACACATGATATCAAAATAATCTTTTTGTATTTTTTTATAACTTAAGCTTGGCTGTGCAATACCCCTTCTTTCAGTATGAGTAGGCTCTTCCAAGGTAAGCATTCCTTCGCCACCAAATTTTCTAATTCTGTTCCAAGCTCTACCTTTTGAAAAATTATTTTTTTGAGCCACGGATATTTGGTATGCAGTTTCTGGAGAAAATGCTGCAATAAAAAGTTCGTTATTTACAAAAAAAGAAAAAACTTCTCCATGTTTTTTTGACATTTTTAATAAATTTTTTGCCCTGTTTCCTTGTTTTATATGGTAATTAGATTTAAGTTTTATTACTTTTGGTATTTTTTTTAATAAATTTCTTTTTTCTAAAGTTTTTAAATTCATTGGTTTTAAATAGAACATGTGCTTGGGAAAATAAAAAAATGGAGGAATATTTAACTGATTTTTTTTAGACATCTTCATTGCTATCTACAGAAGTAAAAGAAGGAACGGGTCCAAGCAAAAAACCTTTTTCGTGATAGTCAATCATTTTTTGAACTTCTTCTGGCTTAGCAACTGATTTCGATATTAGCACTAATAAGTCATATATCCTGTGCAACATAATATAATTAACCATTGGAAGGTTATCTTCTAAGTTTTGAGAAGGCTCTTTTTCTTCATTCATTGGGTCTACCTATGTCTAGCCAAAATATTTCTCGACCCATAGAGTCTGTTTCTTTTATTTGACCACCGTCAGTAGGAACTTCTTGATTTAACAAGTTTTTCAATAGACTCATAACGGTTACTCCCAATTGTTGTTTTGTAACTGCAAGAAAGGCAGTATAAATATATTCTATCATTTAAATCTACATTAGGCATAAGAAAGCCTTGATCCATAGGACATTCAAGTCTAGGAACAAGGCCTTCTTCCGATAGGGCTATATATTTAGATACGATTTGTATCTTTTTCAATATGGCTCCTTATTGTTTAGGGAAATCTTTTACAATATCCTGGGCTTTGCCTGTCGAAGCAGACCATGATGACCAGTCTTTGCCGCCCTTAGTCATAAAATACGTTATCTCTGCGTTTGTTACTGGATCAAATAATTCCTTATTTGAAACTAAATTAAATTTCTCTAATCTGTCTACGCCAAGTTCCCCTAGCATATTGATTTGAAAAATTCCGTAAGATTTATCTCCAGTCGATTTGTTGTCGTTTAGAGCAAGCGGTCTCCCGTTTGATTCTATCCTTGCAACAGACCAAGCTGTTTTTAAAGCAGTTCCTTCAAATCCAACAGCCCACAGCAAATCTTTTAAATCTTCTGGGGCAAGCATTTGAGAGTGCTTGTAAGTTTCATTGCTGAACTTATCTAGTATTTCTCTTTTTAGTTGTTTTTCAGTTTTTTGTATTTCTACAGTTAAAGCTTGAGAAGCCGTAGGCCCTGGTTGAACGGAAAATAAAAATAGCACTGCTACTCCTATTGCCATCCAGTTATGGACTACATCACTCAAACGTTCTTTAATTTTCTCCATTGGCATTCCTCCTTTAGAGATAACGAACTATAATAATACCATTATAAACAAGAATAAGTCAATCTAGTCAACTAGTATTTTTTTGTGTAAAGTAATGATTTAGCGTTGACATATAACTATTTAAGTTATTAAACATTCTTTTAGTTGAGTAATAATAATTTTTTAAAAAACTTATAAACACTTCTTTTTATAAATAAAGTTTGATACACTTAGACCTCATCCAAAAATAATCAAACGCTAAGCGAAGAAAAAGGTATATATGTCAAAAATTATTGAAAACCCATATGAAAATTTTATTGCATTGTCTCGTTATGCAAGATGGATCTCAGAAGAAAACCGTCGTGAGACATGGGCAGAAACAGTAGATAGATATTTTGACTACATGATAAAGTATCTTAAAGACAACAATGGCTACGTCCCAGAACCAAATTTATTAAAAGAATTAAAAGAATCTGTTTACAATCGTGATGTAATGCCATCAATGAGATCTGTAATGACAGCAGGACCTGCTTTAGATAGAGACCATGTTGCAGGATATAATTGTTCGTTTATACCAGTAGATTCTCCACGATCATTTGACGAAACAATGTATATACTTATGTGTGGAACGGGAGTAGGGTTTTCCGTTGAGTATAAATACATCAATAAGCTTCCAGCGATTCCAGAATCTTTTGAAAAGTCTACAACAGTAATTATTGTTGAAGATTCTAAGTCTGGTTGGGCAAAAGCGTTTCGTGAATTGCTTGCACTTCTTTGGTCTGGTCAAGTTCCTTCAATTGATGTAAGCAAACTTCGTCCCGCTGGCGCAAGACTTAAGACTATGGGTGGTAGGTCATCAGGACCACAGCCATTAGTTAACTTGTTTGATTTTACAATTGCAAAATTTAAATCTGCAGCAGGTAGATCATTTAAACCAATTGAGGCACATGACATTATGTGTAAGATTGGAGAAATTGTAGTAGTTGGTGGAGTTAGAAGGTCTGCATTAATTTCTCTTTCTAATATTAATGATATTGAAATGGCACAAGCAAAAACTGGTAATTGGTGGGAGCATAATGGACAACGTGCTCTTTCAAATAACTCTGTTGCGTATTCTCGTAAACCAGAGATGGAACAATTTATTGCAGAATGGAAATCCTTATATGATTCAAAATCAGGAGAACGAGGTATATACAATGTGGCCGCAGCTCAAGCCCAGGCAGCCAAGTATGGAAGAAGAGATCCAGATATACACTACGGAACTAACCCTTGTTCAGAAATTATTTTACGTCCTTATCAGTTTTGTAATCTTTCAGAAGTCGTACTACGTGAAAAAGATACAAAAAAAGATATTGAGCGTAAAGTAGAACTAGCAACAATTCTTGGAACATGGCAGTCTACTCTTACTAATTTTAAGTACCTTCGTAAAATTTGGAAAGATAACACAGAAGAGGAAAGATTACTAGGGGTATCTCTGACTGGACAATTTGGTCATCAGTTTATGTCTGGAAAAGAAGACTTGGTGTCTTTAGAAGCATTTTTAATGACTCTTAGAGAAAAAGCTAGAGAGACAAATAAAAAAGAGGCAGGAAATCTTGGAATTCCAGAGTCTGCTGCTATTACATGTGTAAAGCCATCAGGAACAGTATCTCAACTAGTTGGAGTATCTTCAGGAATGCATGCTTGGCATTCTCCGTATTACATTAGAACAGTTCGTGGCTCAAAAGGAGACCCAATATCTACATTTTTAAAAGAAGTTGGAATTCCAGTAGAGGATGACGTTATGAAGCCAAACGACACCTATGTATTTTCGTTTCCAATAAAAGCTCCAGATGGGGCTGTGGTTAGAAAAGATTTGACCGCAATTGAACACTTAAATATTTGGTTAGTTTACCAACGTGCATGGTGTGAGCATAAGCCATCTATCACAGTTTCAGTAAAAGAAGATGAATGGATGGAAGTAGGAGCTTGGGTATATAAAAACTTTGATGAAGTCTCTGGAATATCATTCTTGCCTATGTCCGATCACTCATACAAGCAGGCTCCATACCAAGAAGTTTCTAAATTAGAATATGAAGAACTAGTTTCAAGAATGCCTAAAGAAATTAGATGGGCGGACTTATATTTTTACGAAACAGAAGATGGAACATCTACAAACGCCACGCTTGCGTGCAGCTCAGATGGAAATTGTGAGCTTGTAGACATTTCTTCTTAATAGGTATATAATGTAATTGGGGTAAAACCCAAAATTACTGGGCGCAAGGCCCAGAAATAGGAGGATCTATATGACAAAAGATCTTAAAAAGAATGGACTAGTAGAAATGCAAGAAAAAATTCTAGCAGCTTTGGCAAGTTATGGTCGTCACTTCTTAGGAGCAGCTATTGCTCTTTACATGACTGGAAATACTGACCCAGGAGACTTAATCAAGGGCGGTATTGCGGCTTGTCTACCAGTTATTTTGAAAGCACTTAATCCAAACGAAAGCTCATTTGGATTTACCAAGAAATAAATCTTACTCGATTAGGATAGCTCCTGTGCTAAAATTGGCATAGGAGTTTTCCTATTTAGGAGTACTAGCAAATGGCAGGACAAAAAAATTGGGAAGTGGATCAAAACACAACCCACACGTTTGAAGCAATTTATCAAGATCAAGATGGAAATCCCATAGATCTAACTGGCGCTTCTGCAAAAATGCAAGTCCGTGATTTAAAAGGCGGAACTAAATTAGCTTTTACCCTAACATCGCCATCTGGCGGAATTGTAATAGACCCCACTAACGGTAAGCTAACAATTAAGATGACACCGACACAAACAAGTAAGTTATTTTATCCAAAGTCATCATATGACATAATGGTTACAGATAGCAATTCAAATAAAATAAAACTACTTGAAGGCTTTATATCTCTTAGCAGATCGGTAACCATCTGATGGCAGAGCAAGTATTTATATCAGGAGTAAAAAATCAAGTAGTTGTTAATTCCCCAGGACCACAAGGACCTGCTGGAAGAACAATATTAAATGGCTCTGGAGCACCTTCAAACAATTTGGGTATAACTGGAGATTTCTATTATGATATTGTTACAACAAAATTCTATGGACCAAAACTTAATGATTTGTCTTGGAGCAATGCTCAACAGATAACATTAGTTCAGACTCCAGGAGAATTTGCTTTTTCTAGCTCTTGGTCTTTACAAAATCTTGTTTTATCAGCAGGAGTGTATTCTATAGAAATAACACACAATCTTGGATTTAGCCCAAACGTAACAGTAAAAGCTAGTTCAGGAGATATCTTAGAAACTGAAGTAGATTACAACAGTTTAAATAAAATAACGCTGAGAATGGCTCAACCATTTTCAGGGACAGCATATCTGTCATAAAGGAGAAACAAAATGGCAAGACAATTTGTAGTAAATCTTGATCTAAATAAAAATGAACTTTTAAATGCTAGAGTTCAAAATTTAGCAAGCGCACCATCGTCACCAGTATCAGGACAGATTTATTTTAATACATCAAATAATATTTTATACTTTTTTGATGGAACAGACTGGATCTCAACTTCTGGCTCATTAGAAGTAATTCAAGACGCAATTGGTCAATATGTAGTTGGAGGCCAATCACTAACTGCTACATACGACGATTCATCTGGAACTACAACAATAGACCTAGATAATACCGCTGTTACAGCTGGCACATACGGTTCAATTACCAAGGTACCAACATTTACTGTTGATCAGCAAGGAAGAATAACAGCAGCAAGCGATACCAATTTAGTCATCCCGCTAGATACTCAAACAACAGGAGATTATGTAGCAACTATCGTTGGAACAGCAAACGAAGTTACTGTTTCCCCAAATAGTGGACACACATCCGCAGTAACAATTGGATTGCCAGACAACGTAGAGATTACTGGAAATCTGCAAGTTGGCGGAAACCTAAATGTTATTGGAACTGTTAATTCTGTAAACACAACGCAGATTAATATTGAAGATAACAAGGTAAAACTTAACAGTAATGCAACAGGAGCACCAACTGTAGATGCTGGAATCGTTGTAGAAAGAGGAAGTGCCCCAGACGCAGAAATTCTTTGGGACGAAACCTCAGATCAATGGAAACTTGGTAGCACTGGATCACCTTACCATGCAATTGCAAGAAAATACTCAGAAACAATTGGAGATGGATCTTCAACTGTTTTTCAAGTATCTCATTTCTTAAATACAAGAGACATAGCAGTTACTGTTTATGACATATCAAGTAAAGAAGAAGTTATTGTAGATACAACACACTCAACTTTAGATATAGTTTCAATAGGATTTGCTGTAGCACCTACGGCTAGCCAATATAGAGTTGTTGTAGTAGGCTAAAATGTCTAAAAAGGTTAAATCTTTATTAAACATAGTTTCTCTTGCTTCCGACCCACAGGGAAGCATGGGAGACTTGTTTTTTAATTTAACTGACAGAGCCTTAAAGATACATGATGGAAATGGGTGGGTTTCTTTAACAAGAGATCTATCTTTTTTGCCACACACACATGACTATGATGGTAACGTACATACAGTAGACGTAAACGAATTAGATTTTGAAATAATAAATGAAAATTCAATAATTGAAGAACAAAACCCTGTTATAATTGGGTATGACGGCGGAGTCCCAGACTCTCAGCTAAACATAATAAATAATGCAGTAACAATGGATGGTGGCACAATTGGCAACTAGTTTCCCAACAAGCTTAGACACTTTAACAAACCCGACAAGCACAAGCAGTTTAGCAAGTCCTTCACACGCAGATCAACATATAAATGCCAATGATGCTATCGAAGCACTTGAAGCAAAAGTTGGTATAGATGGATCAACAGACGTAAACTCAATTCAGTACAAAATAGCAGCGGTACAGACAACACTTTCAAGTTTGTCTAATACCACTAACGAAACAGTTTCTCTTTTAGGTCTTGAAGGAAACAACGATTTAACTGTAAGTGATATAGAAAACAAAACAACATTAGATACATTTTCAAAAACAGCTTTCAGGACAGTAAACTATCAGTTACAGCTTTCCAGAGGAAGTCTTTATGAAACATCAGACATTGTAGTTCTTAATGATGGAACTGACATAAACATCTCGCAGTCAAACATTATTTCTAACACAAATATTTCTCTTGCAAATGTTACATTTGAAGAAAATTCAGGTATAATAGGGCTATGCGTAACTCCAACGAGTACAGCAGTTACTGCAAGATATATTAGAACAGCAATAAAAATATAAGCAGTAAAAGGGGATAAAAAATGGCAACAGTAGTAAAAAACTTTAGAATCAAATCAGGTCTTGTAGTTGAAGGCGCAACAGGTACAATCAATGGCCAAAATATACTTACAGAAACAGGCGGAGATGCCTATATCCTTAACCTTGTTGGAGGAGCCACTCTTGTAAAATCCGTAGACGCAGGAACATTTGCAGTAGATGGTGCAGGCAATCTTACAGTAAAGGCTAATACATTTGATGCATATGGATCAGCTTCATCTGCTCAATCAGCAGCAATTTCTGCAGCAGCATCAGATGCAACAACCAAGGCTAACGCCGCTCAAGCAGCAGCCGAAGCAACAGCAGCAGCAGACGCTACTACAAAGGCTAACGCAGCTCAAGCAGCAGCAGAAGCAACCGCAGCAGCAGCTCTTTCATCTGCAATATCAACAGAGGTTTCAAATCGTAATACAGCAATTTCAGGAGCAGTAAGTACATTAGTAGACGGCGCACCAGACCTTCTTAATACATTAAATGAACTTGCAGCAGCAATAAATGATGACGCTAATTACACAACAACTCTTACATCAGCATTAGCCACAAAAGCTAATTCAGCAGATGTTACTTCAGCAATTTCTGCAGCATCTTCAACTGCCGCTTCAGATGCAACAACTAAGGCCAACGCCGCTCAAGCAGCAGCCGAAGCAACAGCAGCAGCAGACGCTACTACAAAGGCTAACGCAGCTCAAGCAGCAGCCGAAGCAACTGCAGCAGCAGATGCAACAACTAAGGCTAACGCAGCTCAAGCAGCAGCAGAAGCAACTGCAGCAGCAGCTAATACAGCACAGCAAAACGGAACTACAGCATTTACATCAATTAATTACAACTCTGTTGCCAAGCAAGTTGCAGCAACAACTGGAAATATTGTAACCGCTGCAGCAACAACTGCTATCTCATGGGCAGCAGAAGATTACAGAAGCGCTAAACTTGTAGTTAAAGCAAAAAATGGTAGCCACACTCAGGTATCAGACCTAGTAGTTACACTTGATACTTCTAACAACGTAGCAGTTTCTGAATATGGAATTACATATTCAAACGGAACAGAGTTAGCTGCAGTAACTGCAGATTATTCTGGCTCAGATGTAAGAATTCGTGTAACCCCAGCAAACAATAACACCGAAGTTGTTGTAGTTGGAACATTAATTAAATAATTAAATAAAGGGCCAGGGGAGAGCCTGAAATCTCCCCAAAAAACAATTAGGGGATATGTGAACTTAAATGGCAACAACAGATAAAAACTTTAGAATAAAGAACGGACTCAATGTCGCAGGATCTGCCACATTCCAGTCCTCAGTCATATTAGGAACAACCCCTTTAAGATTCGATACAGCATCAAATAAATTACAAATTCAGTTAGATAATGCTTGGGTTAACGTTGCACTTGCAACAGACCTCCCAGATTTATCTGAAGAAATTTCATTTATGGATCTTGGTCTGGCAATCGATTATAATGGAGAACCTATATACACAGTTCAGGCCAACGGAGTAGACAATTCAGGCACAACTGGTGTAGCTAGTGGTGGAGATCCCTCTACCTCTTCATTTCAACTTGTTTTTGATTCAGGTTCAATAGCATAACAAAAAAAAATGATATAATATATCATAACTAAAGCAGTAAAAGGGGAATAAAATGTCAACAGTAAGAATTCAAATTCGCAGAGGTACTGCAGCACAATGGACTGCAGCAAATCCAACTCTAGCCGCAGGAGAAATGGGCGTAGAGACAGATACTAGAAAAACTAAAATTGGAACAGGTTCTACTGCTTGGACAGCCCTAGCTTATGCAAACGTTGTTCCTTCAGACTTATCAAATACACTTAGTGATTATCTTTTAGTTGAAGACCGTGGCGTTGCCAACGGAGTTGCATCACTAGATGCACAAGGACAGGTGCCAATTAATCAATTAGGAAATGTAATTGACGCAGCCCCTGGAGTACTAGATACTCTTAACGAGTTAGCAGCAGCCATCAATGATGACGCAAGTTTTGTAACTACAATTAACAGTAGCATTGCAACTAAATTAGCACTTGCTGGTGGAACAATGACTGGCGCTATTGCAATGGGCAATAACAAAATCACAGGTCTTGCAACACCAACAGCAGATTACGATGCATCAACTAAGAAATATGCAGATGATCTACAAACACAGACAGTAGCAGGAATTGCAACACATGCTGCTATTAGTACAAACGTTCACGGAGTAGCGGACATGGCAGCATTGGCAACAATGACATATGTCAACACTGAAATAACTTCACATGGCGATGACACTACTAACGTACACGGAATTGGAAACACAGCATTACTTGCAACTCAAGAATATGCTACTAACGCAGTTACGGCAGAAGCAACTGCCAGAGGTGCAGCAATTACAGCAGAAGTAAATGCTAGAACAGCAGCAATTGAAGCAGAAGCAACTGCTAGAGCAGCAGCAATTACAGCTGCCGCTACCACAGCAGCAACAAATTTAGATACCCACACCGCAGATACAACAAGCGTACACGGTATTTCAGACACTTCATTACTTGCACTTAAGTCAGAGGTTGCTGCAGTAACAGCCGCATCTCTTGGATTAGGTAACGTTACAAATACATCAGATGCCGATAAGCCAGTTTCAACAGCACAGGCAACAGCAATAGCTGCAGCACAAGCAGCAGCAATTGCAGATGCAACATCACAAGTTAATGCAGTAATTGCAGCAGCACCAGGAGCACTAAATACTCTTGACGAACTAGCAGCAGCACTTGGAGACGATGAAAACTACGCAGCATCAATTACAACAGCATTAGCTGGTAAAGTAGATTCATACACACCAATTGTACAAAAAACAGGATCATACACACTGTCAACTCTTACACACAGAGACGATTTAATTGAAGTAAACTCAGCATCAGCTGCCGTAATTTCAATTCCAGAGGATGCAACATTAGACTATCCAATAGGAACTTCTTTAGATATTCTTCAGACAGGTTCTGGAGAAGTATCAATTGCAGGAGTTAGCGGAACTGTTACAGTTAACGCAACACCAGGATTAAAATTACGTACTCAGTGGTCATCTGCTACTATATTTAAAAGAGCAGCAAATACTTGGGTCGTTTATGGAGATCTTAAAGCTTAATTTAAAATAATTAAAATATAAAGGGGATAAAAAAATGGCAAGAGGTAAAAAAGCAGGTAAAATATCACAGTCAGCAAATGACTTTTTGGAGCCAAAGGCACCAACGTCAGTAAGCGCAACAAACGTAGGTTCAGGTCGTCCATTCAATAATGGACGGGCTGATGTAACATTTTCTTTACCAGCAGACTCACCTGCAGCCACATCCTACACAGTAACATCCTCTCCAGGATCATACACTGCGTCAGGAGCATCATCTCCCCTATCTGTAACTGGTCTACAATCAAATACAGCATACACATTTACAGTTATAGCAACAAATGCAGTTGGAAACTCGCCAGCATCTGCTGCGTCTAATAGCATTACTGCAACAACAGTTCCTGCTACAATTGGAACACCATCAGCAGCAAACAACGGAGCACAAAACAATACTGCTTCCTGGTCAACACCAGCAGACGGTGGATCAGCAATTATTGATTATTATGTAGAAGATAATGGTGGAGGCGGAGACGCAAATAAGACTGTATCAGTTGGAACAAACAGCGTAAATTTTGCAAGCCAAGACAATAACTTTGTTTGGAACTTTAGAGTACGGGCTAGAAATGCTAATGGAAGTGGAGAATTTTCTCCTTATTCAGGAAGCATTACAACAACACCATTTAGCTTTGCACCATTCGGCTTCACCCCGTTCGGCTTCACCCCGTTCGGCTTTACACCCTTCGGCTTTACACCCTTCGGCTTTACACCATTCGGCTTCACACCAGGAAAATCAATTGGAGCAGATACATTAATTCATTCAAAGGTTCCTGAAGGTCTTGTGTTAGCTCACAACGTTTCTGCAGGAGATATTCTGTACTCAGCAGCAATTGATGATTTACCAATGGACGGAGTAGGACTAGAAGAAATTATTGAATCTTGGTCATCTGCTGCCCCACAAATTAATACTGATATTGAAACAACAGTGGTGTCTATTTCAGCAAACATTGCAATGACCACTTATGTAATTAACGGAAATAAATATACAAATACTCACTGGGTATTAGCTAAAAGAGACGGAGTAGCAAGATTTATCTCAGCAAATGAAATTGTAGAAACCGATTTAATTTACTCTCCAACATTTAGTGACTGGCAGCCAATTATTGAGCTAAGAGTTTCAGAAGGACCAGAGTTAGTTATTACTATTAACACAGAACCTTATGACGTATTCTTTACAGACAACTCCTTAGTCCACGACTCAGTTAGACTAGACATAACATCACCTAACGTTATTACTGAGCCAAACCAAAGCGTTTCTGAATCTCTAGAGGTACTTTACCAGCAATGGAAAGACTCTACAGCAGGAGACACCGACCCTACACCAGAGGCCTAGTAAATAAAAATGCTTAATTTAATTAAGCATATTTATAATATGGGATTTGTTGGTGCAAAATCAACAAAAGGTTTTATCTTTCCAGTATTTAGAAAATATCCTAAATATATAAAAGGATCCTGGATTCAATGGACGTTAATGCAAGACATCCATGGAAACAGGGGTATTGAATGCCTTTATCTTAATAATAAAAATCCATCTGGGACATTAATATTTTCTAATTTTATAAATAATGACTACCCTACTTCATGGATAGATATTTTAAATATACAAGACGATAAAGAAAGAAATTGTAAAGATGCTGTAGTAAACAGAGTTTACTGCCAGCCTTTCTATAGAAGAAAAAAGATAAATATTTCATTAGCCATATTAGGATACACTGTTTGGTGGGCAAAATATAACGTTAGAGTTAGACAGGGTCTTTCTGCAAGTAAAGCTGCTTCTAATATGCAAAAACAATCAGCTAAATTAATTTTGGCATTAAAATTTAAAAGATCTAAAAATAAAAAAAATGAAAATATAGTTTTGGGAGAATCGAAAGAAATTATTCTAGAGCAAGATCTAGAGCATTTTAAAGATCCTATTTTGCCAGCAACTTGGCATTCTCTTAGACCTTACGAAAAAACACCAAATGAAATTTTAGAGAAATAAAAATTATGATAACAAAACTAGAAAACATTAGAAACGAATTCTTATATAAACAATATAAAGATATGGTTGACTCCATGTATGAAGAGATAGGCTCTGCAAAATGGGGAGTCAGAACAAAAATTAAAACAAAAAAAATTTCTTTGATTGATTATAGAACTTTTAACTTTTTTGGAATGTACCATAAAGAGATATATAAATTATACCTAGAGATATCTAAAGTTGTCAAAGAACAATGTCAAATAAATAGCATAAATTTTGAAAAAAATTATTATTATTTATTAGGAAATATATTAGATCAATCTGTTAGCGAGTTTCTGGTTACAACCCCAGACAGAACAAGATTAAATTTTTCTGGGGTATATGTAATTAAAAGTAATGGAAATAAAATGATAATTAATGAAAAAGAAGTAGATACCTTAGAGGGTACCTTGATTATGTTTAATAAAGGAGATATAATAGATTTTTGTGATACAATAAATAAAGACAGCATGTTTTTGTATTTTTCTGTAGCTACACTACAAAATTTACACAGACAGTACTATCAGAAATGGATACCGTTAGCTTAATGAAAATTGAATTTCTTCCAAAATATAGAGGTCTTGAGAAGATATTTCCACAACCTCAATCAGTATCCTCATTGCTTCCAGAATGGTGGAAAAAACAAAAAAGCTATTTAAATGACGATACATCCGTTCACAGTGGTAACATGCTCTTAACAGTAAAAAAATGTCAAGCAGTTTTTGACTCTATGACTTTTGGATACTATTTGCTTTGTCCCATGGATCTAAGCATAGATGCCACTGGAGACACATTAACAATTGATATTCCAAACGATACAAGAGAGTTTCAAAAATTTTTATTAGCCCATCATTTATCTGAACAAATTCAGGAATACCCTATACCTAATAATTTTCACAAACAGGTTATAAGAATACATCCAATGTGGGTTGTTAGAACAGAGACTGGGTACAGTTGCTTGTTTGTAAACCCAATGCACGGATCAAAGAGTCCTCTACAAGCCATTCCAGGGCTAATAGATACCGATAAGTATGTTTCTGATGGCTACTTGTCCTTTTTTGTAGAAAAAGGATTTAAGGGAGTAATTGAACAAGGAACTCCAATTGTTCAAGTTATTCCTTTTAAAAGAGATGACTGGGAAAGCTCACTAAATAAGGAAAAGGATTCTGATACACAAATAAGAGCCCAACAACTTTCAGTCAGATCAGTTTTCAGAAATGGTTATAGGAAAAAAATGTGGTCGAAAAAAATATTTCGATAAATAAAAGTTTTCCTATACTAAGGGCACCATTTGAATCTAACTCTTGGCTAGAGATGTCTTCAATGAGCTTTAAGGATATATTAAAAGAGTGCAATGTATTTTACGATTGGGCAACCTGGGATCAAGTTTTAAAAAAATATAAAGACAATGTATTAAAACCAATAAACCTATATGTAGATAATTTTGGAATTAAGCCAGAAGTAGAAGTAGTTTCTAAAAATGAAATTAATTTAATATACAAGAACTACTCAGACATTTTATGGCAAGGACACCCCACAAGTAATAAACAAATATCAAGTATATTCTATGCATCCGAAAAAGCTATGGTCAGGCAGTTTTATCCATCGTTTTTGTCTATTGAAAGCTTTAAGGAATTGTTAGACCAAAATGATTTTAAGCAGGCCTCTGATAGAGTTTTTAAAATATATGTTCCCTGGATTATTGATTGTTATGCAGAATACAGCATAAAAAATATTCAAAAAGACCCAGTAATCTGTATTATAGAGAGCCGTGGAGTCTTTGAAAAAACCAATAATAATGATATAATAAAGGAACCAACTTTTATAGATTTTTGTTTTTTATCTAATGAAAAACAAATAAGGTTAATAGAGAGAAATACTCCACTATTTTATATTTCTATAAAAGCTACAGAAAAGGTTATTCAAAAAATTATTAATGAGCAATAACAATTTAATAATCAAATTTACCCCAGCAGAGGTTAATCTTAATTTTGAGCCAAAAGACTATGCTCCACCATCTCCTGCAATAAATAAATTGCCAGAATGGTATAGAAAGCTTTCTAGGTTTCAAACATCTAATGATTTGTCAAAGTTGTTTCCAGTAAATGATAGAGGCACTGATGGTAGTGCTGGTTCTACTAAATTGTGCATGCCATTCCTTGATTCCCTATCGGCAGGTTACATGTTTTGCTTAGAAGATGATGTCGAAGTAACTTTAGATAAAAAAGGGTTTCCTTCTATTAAAAATACAAACGATTTTATGTTGGTAGATAAAAGAAATATGGTCGAGGTTGCAGTTCCACACGAACACCACCCTATGCATTATGGATGGAAAATACCTTGGCATTGCGAAACTCCCCCAGGATATTCTATTTTAATTACACACCCACACAATAGGCATGACCTACCCTTTACCACTCTTTCTGGAATTATAGACTCTGACGATTGGAACGCACCAGTATTTACAGCATTTTTTTTAAAAAGAAACTTTATGGGAACTATTAAAAAAGGAACTCCCATATTCCAAGTTTTTCCATTTAAAAGAGAAAACTGGGAAATGTCATTAGATTATTCTAAAGAAGATATTGTGCAAAAAAAGATTAAAGAAGAAAAAAGAAGAATATCAATATATTCATACTATAAAGACTTTGTATGGAAAAGAAAAAACTACACAAGGAAAGAGGAATAAATGGAATATATATTGTCTGGAAAAAATAAGCCTAGTGGAAAACCCCACAAGTTTTTTGAAAGAATTTTGGACAACGACTTAAAAGAGTTGTCTTTGTTTTTACAAGATCAATATTCTAAAATTGAAAATTTAAGCATGAAAGGAATTACCGAGGTGGGCAAATCGGACTACTGGAAAGAATCTGGTAGCGTATCTACAATAAAATGGAGAGACTATAATGTTTTTCAATTCTACCACCCAGGGATATACAATTTGTACAAGGAGCTGTCCAGCGTAATTAAAGAAGCTTGCTCTTATTATGAAATTGATTTTGATAAACAAAAATATATGGTTCAGGGGTGGTTTAATATAAATTATTCAGAAATTGGAAAACTAGATTGGCACGACCACGGAGGTCCTTATGCTCCATATTTCCACGGATTCTACTGCGTAAAAGCAGAACCGTCAATTACTTATTATAAAGTTTTTGAAAAAGAAACTGAAAATCATAATATAGATAACAGGATGATTGTTTCAGAAATGGGTCACCCGCATGCTATGGGTAATTGGGACTGGGAAGGTCCCAGAATTACAATTGCTTACGACATAATGCCATTAAATTCTATTATTGAAGCAAAAGCAAGCCCTCAACACTGGATACCGCTATTATGAAAGAAAAAAAAGATCAGAGATTTTTTGAAAGAACTTTAGATAATAATTTAGAAAATCTTTATAGTTTTTTGTTAGAAAAAAATAATGAATTAGTTGAACAGGCAAGCAAAGAACTGGGAGAGGGATTAGATAAAGCCCTAGCTCAAGATCCAGGAATTCTGGATGGTATTGCTACAAAAAATAGTGACAAATATAATCTTTGGACATTCGACAACCCAGAAATAAAAAAGTTAAAAGAGGCTATTGCCGACATGACAAAAGAAGCTTGTGCGTACTATGAGTATAACGATAGTTCGTCAAAATTTATTACTCATGCTTGGTTTAATTTAGATAAAAAAATAGAGGATCTTGGTCGGTCTGTAGACCCAAGAAAAGAAAGTTCGTTTTTTCACGACCACATGGACGGATCAGGATTTCCGCAGCTACATGGATTCTATTGCGTAAAAGCAGAGCCTTCAAGTACTTATTATAAAATTAACAATAAAGATATCTTTGAAAATGTTAATAAAAACAACAGGGCTATTTTATCGGAAACTGGTAACCCCCACGGTAGAGGTAACTGGTACGAGGATGAACCAAGAATGACGATAGCCTATGATGTTATTGTGGTTCCAAATGGACCAATGGGCATAGATAGTATTTTTGTGGATCTGTTTGAATGAAAGACATTGGCATAGTTTTATATTCTTTTCAAAATAAAGATTTAGTCGATTTGGTTGAAAAAAATATAGAAAGTTCCAGCGGTTTAAACAATTTATTTTTTTATATAATTGATCAAAACAATATTGATAGAAAGAAAAACTTTAAATCTATATATCCAAATGTAAAAATTTATTATAAATATGTAAAATGGGATAGTATTAAAAGCCCAATTTTGCATAAACAAGAAGGGTATAGGCTTTTTAAAAAAGAATACTTTTTGTTAATTGGAGACGGAGTAAGTCTAAATAAAAATTGGGACGAGGATCTTATTGAAAAAATAGAATTTCTTAGCTTAGAAAGAGAATGTGTCCTGTCTGGAAATCATGAGATAGTCCCATATTTAGAAAATCCGTTTATTATTTCATATAAAAGAGAGCCTATTTTTCAAGAAACTTTAACAAAATATATAGACAAAGATTTTATTTTTACAAAATCTAAATCTTTTTTGTATAACAAATTGCCAGGTTATTTAAAGTACTATGGAGAAAAAGAGCACCTATCAATATATTTTAATTTAATAAAAATTTTTGCCCTTCCAACAAATTTTTTTAAAAATGAAACAGTTGAGCTAGATAAAATTGAATATTTGCCTTTTTCTATATATCACGGGTATAATGAGTTTTTGGGTAAATGGGGAGCAAGCATTAAGAGTTTGTTTGGATTTGAGGTATGCAGCCTTCCGTTTTCTGGAAATGATGTTTCGTACGACCCTTCTGGCTCTTTAACAGACAAGCTCGGCGGAGAAAGATATCTAGACCCTAAAGGAGTAATTAATTAATGAAAGGAAAACTTATAGTTGGGGGATTTAATATAGGAAATTTTAAAGATACCCCTCAAAGAACAATAGAAGCCATATATTCCTCAGACGTTATTGTTGCGGAGCACGCAGAATTTTTTGATTACTTTTTAGATATTAAAAACAAAAAAACAAACGCAGAGATTATTAATTATCTACCAGAGTTAAATAATAAAAAAGATATAATTAAAAAAATAGTTAATTATATTTTTGAAGGTAAAAACGTTTTGCTTATAGTGCAAGAAGGAATGCCATTAATTCATGATCCAGGATTCGAAATAGTAAAAGATGTAGTCGAGTCAGACCTAAAGATAACAGTTATTCCTGGACCAACAGCTCCTATTGCGGCACTGTGTGTATCTGGGTTTGCATCAGACAAATTTATATTTAATTCAGATATCCCAGATGATGCTGACAAAGCGCTAGAAATGTTTAACAAACTAAAAAATGAAAGCAGATCGGTAATATTTTTTGATAAAATAATAAATATTAAAAGAAATTTATTGCTGTTATCGGAGTCAGTGGGAGGACAAAGGCGAGTCTGTATCTGTATAAATTTAACAAAAGAAGATGAAAGAATAATTACTGTACCAATTAATTATATGATAGAATGGGTTAACTCTTCGGGTTTTGAAGAAGTGAAATTAAGAGATTCAAAAATTACGTTAGTTGTAGAAGGGGTAATGAATTGAGCAGCATGATAAAGATTGTAGAAGACTTTATATCAGAACAAGATGCGTTTGCTCTAATAGAAGAAATGCAATCTCCGTCTAAAATAAATCCATACCCAGAATACTATAAAGACAGAAATGGTGGTACTGCTTTTCCATATAACAACAGGGTGATGGACATATTAAAAAAATATTCAGTAAGAGCAAATCACATTCAAAAAGAATTTTTTAATTTAAAAGACAAAGTAATTGTTACCAAGGCTTTTGGATCGTGGTGGCAGCCAGGACAAAGTGGAAGTCCTCACATAGATGCAATTGAAAAAGAGCCTTTTATAGAATATAGCACCGTCATTTATTTAAATGATGACTACGAAGGCGGAGAGATCTATTTTCCAAAACAAAATTTTGAACATAGGCCTAAGTCCTTGTCAGCTATTTTTTTTCCAGGAAACAAATATGAATACTTACATGGAGTAAAAGAAATAACTAAAGGAAATAGATTTACCGCACTTTATATGCAATCTACAAAAGTAGATTTCGCCGACCCAGACTTTGAGGTATTGTAATGAATAGAGAAATTCTCTCACTTGGAATGGCTTACTATAAAAATATAATACCAGATCCAGCATCTTTAATTAAAAAAATTGAAGACTTAGAAATAAAAAGAAGCGAGACTAATGGGTATGAGTCCTTGTATGTTAGAGGGTGGCAGCCATGGGACTACGACCATGGTGGAAAAGAAAAAACTGTTTTTTGCTGGCAAAAGTTTATACCAAAATCTGAAGATATTCCAAAAGATGATTTATTTTATAACGAGCAAAAAGAAATATCAGATGTATTATTTGGAGCACTAGAAAAAGGATTACAAGATTATTTTTCTATTTATCCATACTCTCAAAAAAATATTAAATCAAGAGAAAAAACAATGCATCTTTTAAAGTATAAAGAGTCAGGATTCTTGCCAGCACACTCAGACCACGGAATTAGCAGTAGAGTTTTATCGGCATTACTTTATTTAAACGACGATTACGAAGGAGGAAATATTAAATTTGAACACGCAGGGGTAACCTTAAAGCCAGAAGCGGGAAGCTTATTGTTTTTTCCTTCTAATTATATATATGTACACGAGGTCTCGGCAGTAACTTCTGGAATTAGATACGCTCTTCCAAACTGGTACCATAATAGGTCTAAGGCCTACTATTCGGATGGCACAGAATGACAGTTTTAGTAGTTGGAGCAGTCAGGGGAATAGGAAACGAAGTTGCTAAAAGACTAGTGTCTTTAGGGCATGATGTTATTGGAGTTGGAAGACACATTAGGAATTCCGACAGCAACGATACATTTGAGTATATTCAAACAGACATTGTTGATAAAGAAAAGCTAGAAGATTTATTTAACACTATAAAATCAAGGAATGTTGTTATTTCTGGAATTGTAAATTGTGCTGGAGCATACTGGCCATCGCCTGCTTATGGAGAAATTTTTCCACAAGTAGAGCAAATGATGAATGTTAACATTTTAGGTCCTTACAATGTTATATCTAAATTCCTTGCGCTTGTAGACCCAAACAAGCATACTCCTGTAATTAATATATCTAGTTTGGCAGCACATAGTTTAAACTCAGAGTCTATGTATTCAGCATCTAAAGCAGCATTAGAAACCTATACAAGGTCTTTGGCTAAACAAGTTTGCGGTACTGGAATTAGGCCAAACTGCATAGCCCCAGGACCAATAAGAACTAGATTTACAAAGTTTATGCCAGAAGTTTATTTTCAAACTTTATTGCTGGGTCAAGTTATTCCGAAGGAATATACGGTAACCGATATAGCAAATCTAGTAGAGTTACTTTTTGATGAAAAATCATCTAGCCTGTCTGGTCAGGTTTTTCACGTAGGAGGATATTAAAAGTCCTTGATGGTACAATTTAATCATGTCGTATAATCTTAGAGTTTTATCAGACAACCCGCTGGCCTTTTGGCCAAGCGGGACAGATGATGTTTCTGGATTCGACAACCAAGTATCAATAGTTGGATCGGTAGATAATACAAATTTACCATTAGTTATTGGTGCAGAAAGCTCTTCAAAACTTTCTGGAATTGCCGACATTACCTACATAGATATAGATGGTATTGCGACTAAAAATTTTTCCGATGATCAATTTTCTATAGAATGCTGGGTTAGGGTAAATACTACCTCTTCTTTAGAGATACCAATTGTGGGAGACTCTTCTAATAATATAGGACTATTTTATAAAAAAGGAAACATAGTATTTTCAATAGGAACAGAATCTATAGAGTACACCGTTCCTTTTTTAAAAAAATCCTTACATATAGTTGGGGTATATAGTAAAAATAAAATTATACTGTATATAGATGGAAAAATAGAAGCAGAAAAAGATCTGTCTAACTTTTCTTTTTCAAATGAATCTATCACAATGAAGTCAGGACCAGTTAATAATAGTTTAGACCATATGCTCTTAAATTGTGTATCTTTTTATAGAAACTCTTTGACTAAAGATCAAATTTTATTGCATTACTTAGATAATAAATCTTTAAGTGCTACTCAAATAGTATACCCAGACCAGGGTAATTTTTTTGAACTTAATGATAAATCAATATCCGCCAAGTACTCCTATTCCTACCCAGCAAACAAATCCTGGCAGTATTTTATTAATGATAATAATTTATACTATAATTCTCAAAAAGAATTTATTGGAGTAGTAAAGGGAGACGGAAACCCCCAGTCTATTGTTATTGAAGATTTTATCACAATCCCAAGCGGCCCAGATATAAACTCTTCAAGAATTGAATGGGACGGGGATAACGGAGTTTCTGTTTCAGTAAGTATCGATGGTCAAGACTATCAATCTTGCGTTAATGGACAACCCATACCTCAGTATTCACTAAGCTCTTTTAGTCAAACAAGAAATTTATATATTAGGGTTTATTTTACAACATCAGACGATAGCGTGTACCTGCCATCCTTAAAATTTTTATCCATAAGCTTTTACAATAATCAAAAAATTTATTCAAAAAATTCCTCTAATTATATAGCAAGCCAGCAAGACATCCCTGTAAGCAATAACAAATATGAAATACTTTCTACAGATAACAGAAACGGCATCAGCTTAAAAAATCTTTCATCGTTTTATATAAATACGACAACCCCAACAAAATCGATAGAGTTTTTTTATACCCCGTATTCTATTCAAAATGGAGGGTTGGTTACATCTGTTGCTACAAGCGGGTACAGTGCAAGTAGCCTTACTTGGTCAAGCAATACAATATCTAAAAGCAATATATCCAAGATATACGTTAATGGGGTAGATAAGACAAGCCAGACTAATATAAATAATTTGTTTTTAAAAGATTCTCTTCACCACGTTGTTATTGTTTTTGAAAATAGCATATATGGAGAAATTTCTATTAATAAATCTAGCGTTTTGGGAGGGCAAAGTCTATACCAGAATGTGGCTATTTATGAGTCAGCCCTGAGTGCTGAAAAGGTTCAGGATCATTTTAATAAATATATATCTTCCCAAGGTACAATTATTGAAGATCAGCTAGCAAAAATGTCAGAACTGTCGGTTGATTATTTTAATTCTGACTGGATAGTGGTACAAAATATTTAAATATCTTTAGGATATGGCAAAAATCTGGACTTTATTTTGAAATAATGGTAAACTTAGGGAACAATGGATATAAAAAACTTTAAACAAACGTCTGTAGAAGAAACAACTCTAGGGATATACGTCTGGGAGATGCCTGACGGAAGATGGGTTGGAGATGATGACGGCAACTATCTTTCAATTACCTCATTAAAAGGAAATAGATCAAGAATTGATGCTCTTGCAAGAGAAGCCAGATCTTATGGAATTTATGAAGGCAGCCCTTTATTTTTATCAAATAGAAGGAAGATAGATGACGAAGAGTTTGAGCATCAAAAACAAAGATTAGAGTGGGGACTCGTTCCAGATGCTTTAGACGTTGGAAACTATAAGGATGAAATGAAAGCGTTAAGACAAGGAAAAAGCAAATGATAGAGTTCTTAAACGAAGATAATGGTTTTGTTCAGAACATAGATATTTCAGACTCATCAGATTTTTCTAGATTTCATAACAAGGCTCCCGTTCTAGACAGCGACCCATTTAATATAACAGAGTCAGAATTAAAAAAGGTTCAAGGTTTGGGCAATAACTTTCGTAGAAAAATGTCTAGAGAGTTATCAAAAAGATTTGTTGGTCAAGACGGAACAGCCACACAGCAAAATCTTATGCAGCAAGCAGTTACTGGTTACGCAATGTTTGACTTGGTTGAGCCAACATATAACATGGAATACCTTTCTAAAATTTATGAGATTTCTCCATACAACTATGCAGCAATTAACGCAAAGGTTGCTAACATTGTTGGGCTTGGGTATACTTTTATTGAGACAAAAAAAGCAAATGATGCTTTAGATAATATCGAAGATCAAAAGCAATTAGATAGAGCTCGAAAGAAGTTAAATAAGCTTAGACAAGATTTAGATACTTGGCTAGAAGAGACCAACGAAGAAGAAACTTTTACAGAAACTTTAATAAAAGCCTATATTGACCTAGAGGCAACTGGAAATGGATTTATTGAAATAGGAAGAACGGTTGCAGGTAACATTGGATACATAGGACATATACCAGCAAAGACCATGCGTGTTCGTAGACTAAGAGACGGATTCATTCAGCTTCTTTATGGAAAAGCAGTGTTCTTTAGAAATTTTGCAGATTTAGAAACACCAAATCCTATTGCAGATGGATCAGATAGACCAAATGAAATTATTCATTTAAAGAAATACACACCAATGAACAATTATTATGGATTGCCAGATATTGTTTCTGCACAAAACGCAACGGCAGGAAATGAATTTGCTGGTAAGTATAATTTAGACTATTTTGAAAACAAAGCCGTACCTAGATATATTATTACCGTTAAGGGAGCCAAGCTCTCTCCAGAGTCAGAGCGTAAACTTTTAGAATTTTTCCAAGTTGGATTAAAAGGAAAAAATCATAGGTCTTTGTATGTCCCACTTCCAGCAGATAGCCCAGATTCAAAAGTTGAATTTAAAATGGAGCCAATTGAAGCTGGAACCCAGGAATCATCATTTAACGTGTATCGTAAGTCCAACAGAGACGAAATTCTTTTAGCCCACAGAGTTCCAATAAATAAAATAGGAGTTCCAGAAGGAATTAGCTTAGCCTCTGCAAGAGACGCAGATAAAATGTTTAAGGAGCAGGTGTGTAGACCAGCACAAGACATTTTAGAGAAAAAATTAAATAGAATTATATTAGAAAAAACAGATGCGGTAATGCTAAAGTTTAATGAATTAACTTTAACAGACGAAGACACCCAGTCTAAAATTGATGAAAGATATTTAAGAATGCAGGTAATTACCCCTAACGAAGTTAGAATTAGGAAGGGAATGGTTCCTCGAGATGGCGGGGATCAGGTTGTAGATTTAAAAGCTCAGGAGAAATCTGAGCAAACCGCACAAGCCCTAAATTCTAGAAAAAGAACTCAGGAAAGATCTGCCAATTCACCAGATAATTCTGGGGAGGGCAGAAATGAAAAAGGTGGGGGAAGAGTCACCGAATAATTATTAGGCAACCAGTATTTGCCTTATATACAATACCGTTATAAAATTAGGCATATGAATATTGAAAAATCTTATTGGTCCAGCAATGGAGATAATATTAGCCTATCGGTCCCTTTTACAAAGGTTGATCGAGAAAAAAGAACCGTCTCTGGTTTTGCTACTTTAGACAACGTAGATCAAACAGGAGATGTAGTTACAGCAGAAGCAAGCATGAGAGCTTTTGAAAGATTCCGTGGCAACATTAGAGAGATGCATGGTCCTAACGCTGTAGGCAAAATGGTTTCTTTTAAACCAGAAACATTTTATGATCCAAAGTCAAATGATTTTTATAGTGGAGTATATGTAGATGCATACATTTCAAAAGGCGCACAAGATACATGGGAAAAAATTCTAGACGGAACACTTGCAGGATTTTCAATTGGTGGAAAGATTAAAGAGTCTGACAATCAAGTAAACAAAGCAACTGGGCAAACAGTTAGATTTATTAAAGAGTATGCTTTGATGGAGCTGTCAGTAGTAGATTCCCCAGCAAACGAATTATGTAATATTCTATCTATTGAAAAAATGAATGGACAATTAATTTTTAAAGGAATTTCTACAAACTTAAAAACAGAAAATATTTTTTATTGTGAAGACAGCGACTCTGTATTTATGTCAACAGACGCTGAATTCAATTCACCAATAACTGGCAAGCAAGCAAGTTTAATTGGCTGGGTAGAAACTGATGATATAAACAAAGCAAAAGAAATAGAAAAGATTCTTGCTTCATTTAAGAAGTCAAGATTAACGTTGCCTGAAACACAAACAATCGCAAAACAGGCAAACGCACAAGGAGGTAATGAAGTGTCAGAAAACACAGAAACCGCAGTGGTTGAAGAAACCGCAGCAGTAGAAGTAGAAGTTGTTGCAGAAGCAACAATTGAAAAAGCTATTACAGAAGACGTATTAGCAGATGCTTCTGCCGAAATCGTTGAAAAAGCAACAGACATCTCTGATGAGATTGTTGTTGAAAAACCTGATTTTGCAAAAATGTTAGGTGATTTAAAAGGCTTTTTCTCAGAAACTCTAAACAAAGCTTCAGAAGAAAACGCAGCACAAGTTACAACTATTAAAAATGCAGTTGAAATTTTAAGCAAAAGCGTAGAAAGCAAAATTACAGAGTTGGCAGAACAACACTCAGAGCTCAGCAAAACTGTTGAGAACATCAGAAACACGATTGATGGAGTAGAAAAGCGTGTCGATGCAGTAGAATCAGAGACTGCAATTAAAAAGTCCTCAGACCTTGGCGGGTCTAGGGAAGTAAAAGTCCAAAAATCAAAATGGAACGGTTCTTTCCTCGGTTCCGTAAACGAACTAATAAAGTAAGAAATAAGGAGAAATAAAATAATGAGCAATGAAACATTAGAAAAGGCAATCGCAGCTGGTACAACAGCAACAGGTACTTTTGCGTCCACAACTGGTGGTACAGGTACACACGCTGGTTCCGAAAACGGAAACGGTGGTTTACTTAACCCAGAACAGTCAGCTCGCTTCTTAGACTATATGTTCGATGCAACCGTAATTGGAAAAGTCGCACGTACCGTTCGAATGAGAGCAGACACTGCAGAAATTGACCGCATGTCAGTAGGCGAAAAGCTTATGAAACTTGCAACAGAAGGAGATAACACTGCAGAAAACGCAGCAGTTACTTTCTCAAAGATTTCTTTGACAACAAAGAAATTGCGTCTAGACTGGGAGCTTTCAACTGAGTCTCTAGAAGACAACATTGAGGGTGCAGATCTAGAAGATCACATTGCACGATTGATGGCAACACAAGCAGGAAACGACATTGAGGATGTAATCCTTAATGGTGTCGGCAGCGGATCAGATCCTCTGTACAAGGCATTCCAAGGAGTTGTAGCTAAAGCTAAGGCCAATGGTCGAGTTGTAGCTGGAGCTGGAGCTGGAGTTTCTCGTGAGCTATTTAACAAGGCATTAAAAGCAATGCCACGTAAATACATGCAACGTCGTGGAGACCTTCGCTTCTTGGCAGGTTCAAACCTAATCCAAGATTTCCTATATGCTAACAGCATTGGAACAAACAACACAATCCCACAAGATATCGCATCAAGCGTTATCCGTGGTGCAACACCAGGACTTGGTGGAGCAGCAGGATATGTAGCACCTTTCGCATTTGGTATTCCAATTGTTGAAGTACCACTTCTTCCTGAGACACAAACAGGTTCATATGCAAGCCCATCAGGTTCACACGGAGATATCCACTTGACATTCCCAAATAACGTAGTTATTGGTATCAAGCGCGATGTAACTGTTTACCGATTCTTCTGGCCTCGTAAGGACTCCATTGAGTACACAATGTATACTCGAGTTGGCGTTCAAATCGAACAACCAGATGCTTGGGTAGTTGTAAAAGATGTTAAGGTTGCTTCTTAATTAAGAAATAATCTATTTATCTAAAGAAAAGCCTCCAATTTAATTTGGGGGCTTTTCATTTGAATTTACTAGTGATATAATTAAACGACCTAACCAAAAGGAGAACATATGTCATTCGAGACATTGAAATTATCTGAATTAAAGCAGGCAGCCGAAGACTTCGGCGTAGACGCAAGTGATTTAAAAGGAAAAGCCGACATTATTGCGGCGCTAACAGAAGACGGGGTAACCTGGGAAGTGTATAGTAAAGCAATTAAAGATGTTGAAGAAGCTAAAGAAGAAATTGAAGTATTACCAAGATTTGATTTAAATCAGGAAATAGATCCAAATTCTTTGTTAGTTAAGATGGAAAGAGACAATTACAGATACGATGCTTTAGGATTTACTTTTACAAAAGAACATCCATTCGTTGCAATGTCTGCAGAAGCTGCTCAAGAAATTTTTGATAAGGAGGAAGGTTTTAGATTAGCTACCCCAAGGGAAGTTCAAGACTTCTACAGTTAATTTAACCTTTTAAAATGGCAGAGATTTATGTAAATAGTAGGACTCCAATAAAAAGCAAAATATATTGGGAGTCTGAACTTGTCAGTCCAGACACAGTTACAGTAAAAGTTTACGATGTTACAGAGGATCCTTCTATAGTCCCTGCCATTTCCCCAACTACAATCTTAACAACACTTACGGCCACTAGCGTAGAAACAGATTCTGGATCGTATCAAGTTATATTGCCTTTTAACTATACGGAAAGAAATAGAAGTTTCAAGCTAGTTTGGTCGTATTTAATTTCTGGAACAGAGGGATACCATGCATCATATGTTGATGTAGTCACTCCTTACATAAACATTAATGAGCATTTGCAAGATCTAAATTTCGGATCAGACCCTAGCGATCCAAATTATAAAAATTATCAAGAGATTCAATCTGCAGAGAGATATGCTAGAAAAATTATAGAAGGACATACAGGTCAAGAGTTTTACTTATACCAAGACGTAGAAGTAGTATACGGATCAGACTCAGACGTATTAGTATTACCTTATAAAATAAATAAACTAAATAAACTGTATTCTAACGATATCCTTTTAATTGACAATCAATCTGTTCCTGCTGTTAACAACTGGATATTTAATCCAATTATTTCAGAAACTGGTTTTGGAATTAGAATTAATAAAACTAATTCAATAGACAATGCAGTTTATACTGCAAATGGATTTGTGCCACCTAGCGTTAATGATAGCGAAGGTTCTTTGTTTGGAAAAAATATTAGATACACAATTCATGGTGAATTTGGATGGGACAGGGTTCCAACAGAAGTTAGCCAAGCTTGTATTGAGTTAATGAAAGATTACTTTTCTAAAGATTCTGTCTGGAGAAACAAATACGCAAAAAATGTTCAAGCATTTGATTGGAAATTTGAATATAACTCTAGCGCATATGCTGGAACTGGAAACGCCTACGCAGACCAGTTACTAAGCTCATATGTTTTAAGTAATATGGTAGTAATTTAATGATAGATTTAATACAGTCCATGTTGCCTATGAACTTGGATATCTATAGACAAACAGATATTCAAGATAATGATACTGGTGCTATAAAAAAAGAATGGTCTTATTACTCAACAATTCCATGCTATGCAAAAAGCATTATAAGTAATTCTTCAACTTCTAGATCTGGAGATACTCAATCATTTTCCAACAAATACAAAAATGAGCAAAATATTCAAGTTCGTACCGAAAGTAAAATATCTTTAAGGCACAAGGTTTCAAACATTAAAGACAGGGACGGAAAATCAATTTGGACAGAGCAGGACTATCCATCAGAGACACCCACAGTATTTGAAGTTATTGGAAGTAGTCCCATAACAGATCCATTTGGTAGAGTAATTGGTTATAATTCTTCTTTAAAGAGATCGGAGAATCAGCAAATTGGAATCTAACGTAATGCTGCTTCAAGCAGCTTCTGGTCTTGAAAGATTAATGTATAACAAAAGCCCAAAGGGAATTATTCAAGATAGCAATATTGCACAAATTTCTGCTGCCTTATATTATCAAGCAAATGTAGTTGCCAAATTAAGCAATAGCAAAAAGTTTAAAAGTACTTTTAAAAAGGTAGTGTTTAATCAAATAAAAAAAGATTTTGGGCAATACATAGATTCACAAGCAAGATCAAAGCCAAAAGCATTTCACCATGTATATGAATGGGGTAAGACTGGAAGCGCAAATGATAGATTGTTTAGTCTAACATCTTTAGATTCTGTAGGAATATCTTTTAAAGTTAATTTTAAATTTGAACCATCAAAAACATTTGTTCCTGGACCAGAAAAACAAAGGAAACACGTATTTCAAAACAAAGCGTCTGTGATGGAGTCAGGAATGGCTCTTAAAATTGCTCCACGCCATTCTGAGAGGTTAGTATTTGAATCCAATGGTGAGACAGTCTTTATGCCCAAAGGGGCTTCAGTGACCGTTAAAAGGCCAGGAGGACCTAGTGTTAAAAATCAATTTACTTTACAATATTCAAGATTTTTTAGCGGGAACCTTGTAAGCTCATCTATTAAGAAATCTGGATTTAAAGATATATTTAATTCAGCTTCAATGAAAGCATTAAAAATACCAGCAACAATTAAAACAGTTCAATATTCATTTTCTCCAAATTCAATTAGAAGCATGGCGGACTCAGCAGTAGAGATGTCATTTGGAGGGTCCTTAATATGACAGCAAATTATAAACTAGATGCAATTCTAGAAATAAGAAAATTTTTATGGTCTAAATTGGTGGCAGCTGAAATATTTGATGAGAACGAATATTTTAGCGATAGTATAAACGACAAGATAGTCCCCATTATTCCAGTCCAACAGGTATCTGAAATGGATCAATTTTTGAGTGGAAAAAAACATATAGTTTATGACAAAATTGGAACCTCATATGAGGACAATTGGATGGTCTGCTGTGAGCAGATACTGTTTACTATCTACTCCCCAGATGTTTCAGAAATCAATGAGATTAGGAATTTTATGATTGATGAATTTAGAAGGGTAGATGAGTCCGCAAGAGACGTAAATAGGTTTGCAAGCCTATCTAATAAATTCAAATTTTTTAGCATTTTTGTAGCCGATATATCCCCAACAGAGCCATCAGAGGAAATGCAGGGTCTAATGTCTTCAGATGTCATTTTGGAAGTAAAGTATGCCAGAATAGTAGATGGGGTAGGAAGATTTCTATAAGTTGCTTTTGGTTGACTTGTTCCGTATAATTGCCTTAGAGGAAAGAAGCCTAGCCAGCTTGATTAAAAGATTTTAATATGTATATATATATAGGAGGAATAAATTAATGTCACAAAATACAGGTAATGCCAGAAATATTCTTGTTGGTGCATCTCCACTGTTTTTATCAGTAGAAGATTCAACAACATCAGGATATGTAGAAAACATGGTTCCAGGTACTGCCATCTCAGGCGCGACTGGACGTAACAAGACAGTTCCAGCATTTAAAAATGGTACATCAGCAACACCAGGACCATACGTCGCAGGAGAGTCATACATTACGACTCTTAACGGAGTAGATACAGCATCAGGTTCAACAGCAACAACAGGTGCCGCATACCGTAACGTAGGTTTTACAAACAACGGTTTGCAAATTACTTACAACCCAACATACGACTCAGTGACTGTAGATCAGTTACTTGATACAGCTAAGCTGTTTAAGTCCGCTATGGAGGTTATGATTGCAACAGAATTCGCAGAAGGTACTCTTGAGAACGTTCTTGCGGTATTCGGACAAAAGCGATCAACACTAAATGGTTCAACACTTGGACTTGAGGCAGGTGCACTTGGTGCGGCTCCAGTTGAGCGTCAATTAGTTGCAATTGGACAAGCTCCAACAACTGCAGAATCATCACAAACAGAGCGTGTATATTATGCTCGTCGTGTTCTTTCTGTACAACAGTCACAGTTCTCTTTGGCTCGTAACGCAGCATCAACATTCCCAGTAACATTCCGCTTGCTTCCATCAGGAGCATCGGCTGATGTGGGTTCAGAATACGGTACAATCGTAGACCGTACCTGGTTGTAATTAATATAAATTAATTAATAGAAGCCCCCCATTATTTGGGGGGCTTTTTATTGCCCTTATGTTTGCTATATGTTATAATAATTTTAACTATCCAAGGAGGATAAATTGGCAACAACAGTATATGATGTAGAAGAAATTGAACTTCAAAATGGAGCAAAGGTCAAGCTAAAGCCATTGACAATTAAAGCATTGCGAAAGTTCATGGCAGAAATTAAAAAGACAGAAACTGCAGCAAATGAAGATGAAACACTTTCAATTTTAATTGCAGCAAGCGGAATTGCAATTGAGTCACAAGTACCAGAATTAGTAGCAGACAGGGATAAATTAGAAGACGCACTAGACATGCCGACAATTAATCGAATTCTTGAAGTTTGCGGAGGAATTAAACTTGACGACCCAAACCTGGAAGCGGCACGAGCTCTAGTTGGTCAGAACTCGATTTAGCCGCTCTCTTAGGGGAAGTTTTTCTTTTAGGTAATTGGAAAAATTACGAAGAGCTAGAAGAAAATCTTTCAATGCCAGAAATAATTCAAACCTTTAAATCTATGCACAAAACGGAAGATGAAAAAAGAAAGTTTTTAGCATCTTTGCAAGGAGTTAACTTAAACGAAAGCTCCGTAGAAGAAGGCAATAGTTTTGAGGATATAAAAAGAAAGGCTCTGGGTATACAGGCAAGTGCAGACGACGTAGTCTCACTACAAGGAAGTTATGCTGCTGAAGCAGGCTTTGGAATTGGCGCAGGCTTAGGATACTCAAGGGTGTAAAATAATATAGATGGCTGAAGATCAGATAGTAACCAGAATAGTCGCTACGGCAGACTTTTCAAACCTTATTGTAGACTTAAACAAGGTTTCTTCAGCCTTAACTAATTTACAGACAAAGCTAAACGCAACAAACAAAAACCTATCAGCGCAAGCGGCGGTAATGAACCGTTCTTTTGCAGAAACAATGAGAAGTACTGGGCAATTTTCTACCCACTTCGTAAACCTTCAATCTGATGTAGAGAAATTTGGATCTCAATTAGATAAAGGTCAAATAAAATTAAGACAATTCTTTCAAGTATATCAAGGACATGTAAAAACAAATAGCGGAATTGTAAGACAGTTAGCTGCTCAACAAGTACAATTACAAAATGCCATATTGCAACCACTAGGTAAAAACTCTGAAGGATTAATGCAATACAATGTTCATATTCCAACTGGATTGGACAAAGTAAAAAATAGAACAGCTCTAGCAAGACAAGAGTTGCAAATTATGAACAGAGTAATTCAAGAAGGAGCAAACTCTTTAATTAACTGGGGTAAAAATACTCAGTGGGCAGGACGTCAGCTAACAGTAGGTTTAACAATACCACTTGCAGCTTTTGGTAAAGCTTCAGCAGATGCATTTAGAACCGCAGACCAAGAATTAACTAGATTAACTAAGGTTTATGGAGGATTAACTGCTAAATCTTCTTTAGAGTTGGCAAAGATAAGAGCAGATGTTGCAGCAACAGCATCAGAGTTAGCAAAGGGATATGGAGCATCATTTAAAGAAACTCTGGGTCTTGCAGCGGACATTGCTGCAACTGGAAAAGAGGGAGACGATCTTTTAGGATCTATTAAAGAAACAACTCGTCTTGCAGTTCTTGGTGAAGTTGATAGACAAGATGCAATGAAAGCTACACTTGCAATTCAGTCAGCTTTTAAGCAAAACACAGATGAGTTAGCAGAATCAATTAACTTTTTAAACGCAGTTGAAAACCAAACATCAACAACTCTTGGAGATTTAGTAGAAGCAATTCCTAAAGCGGGACCAGTAATAAAAGGTCTAGGAGGAAGTGTTCAAGATCTTGCTTTGTATTTAACAGCAATGAGAGAAGGCGGAATTAATGCAACAGAAGGAGCAAATGCTCTTAAGTCTGCACTAGCTTCTTTAATTAACCCAACAGATGTAGCTATTGATAAATTTGCAGATTTTGGAATTAACTTAAAAGCAATTGTAAATGATAATGCTGGAAACGTTACCGATACATTATTGGCTTTACAGGAAGGATTAGATAATCTAAACCCTTTGCAAAAATCTCAAGCAATTGAGCAATTGTTTGGAAAATTCCAGTTTTCAAGAATTAGTGCATTGTTTGAAAACTTAGGAAAACAAGGAAGTCAAACTTTAGAAGTAATGGATTTAATGAAAGCAAGCTCTCAAGATTTAGCTAACATTGCTGGACGAGAGTTAGCAATGGTTACAGAATCTGCTTCTGGTAGATATCGCAGAGCATTAGAAGGGCTTAAAGCAGAACTTGCTGGGGTTGGAGAACAGTTCTTAACAATCAACACTCATTTAATAAATATTGTTAGTGGAATTTTAAAATTTATAGATAAGCTGCCTGCCCCATTAAAGTCATTGCTGGCCTTCTTTGGAGGACTGACAGCAGTTGCAGGACCTCTGATTATGTTAACTGGTGTACTTGCAAACTTCTTTGGATACATAATAAAAGGAGCTTCTCAGTTTAGAGCGTTATTTAAAGGTGGTGCTGGATGGAAACTTCTTACACCAGACATCCTTGCTGCAAATAAAGCAGGAGCTTTAGTAGAGGCTACCTTCTACAGTGATGCAAAAGCAGCAGACATTCTTCAACAATCTATAACTAGACTTTCTGCTTCTTACAATAAGCTTGCAACAGATGCTAATAGTGCAATTATAGCTACAAACCCAGGCGTATCAACAATGGCAGGAAATTCTGTTATCGCAGCAGGCGGAAGATCAGTAAACCCTAATAGCCCTTACATTGGAGCAATTGGAACAAGAGCTGCAGCACACCACAACCCAGTTTCTGCAATGAACAAAGACCAAAAAAATAGTCAAACAATTCACTCATTTACACCACAACCAATTCCTGTAAATCAAAAAATAGGTGCTGTTCCTCAAATATTTTCAACAGGAAATTTGCCAGAGTACGAAGGATTAACTACATCAAGAGGAGTATCAACTGGAATAGTTGCTGGAGAAGCAGCTAAGTGGCACGCATTAATGGGAACTTTGTCTATGATGTCAAAAAGAGAGGTTGCTGATTTAAAGAAAGAAATTGCTAGAACGGGTACATTTAGTGCAGACATAAATAAAACATTTGGACAGTTGCTTCCAGCAATGACTCAGTTAACAACAAATGCTGCAAGCCAATCAGCAGCAGTAGTAGCTCAATTAAAAGCAGGAAAAATTAATCTTGACGCTGCTCGTGCAAAAATAATTGCTATTAATGCTGAGCTAGAAATGTTAATGTCTCAAACAACTTCTCAGATGGCTGCTAGTATGGGTAAAACTGCAAACTTAACACAAGTTCCTTTGATAAATCAACCAGTCGTTAGCCCTAAAGGCAAAGCCAATATTAAAGAAATCTTTAGAGCAAAAAGACCATCTGCTCAAATAATTGATAAGATTGCTAGGGCTCTTGGTGTAAGAACTTACGGAGCAGGTTACTCAACAGAGACAACAATTCCTAAAATGAATACTGGCGGAATTGTTCCTGGAACTGGTAACACAGATACTTATCACACTACTCTACCAGCAGGAGCTTTTGTTGTAAACAAACAAGCTACAGCAGAAAATATGGATATTCTTGGGCCAATGATGGGAATGAATAAGGGCGGAGAAGTTCCAGTAGTACTTACTCCTGGAGAAGCAGTAATTGAACCCTACACAGCCCAAAAGAATATAAAAACATTGTACGCTATAAACGGTCCAGGGGTTGGCGGAAACGAATTAAATGCAGGAGGACAATTCCTGCCAGCAACAATGCTTTGGCAAGGAAGTAAGATGAATGCTATTCTTGCACACCCAGATCAAGATGGAAGAAGAGCTAGCCTAGGACTTCCGCCAGGAAATACAATACCTGGAAAAATGTTTGCAGATGACTTTATGCAAATGCGTAAAAAAGGTATGCACCCAGGTGGTCTTTTGTATGAAATTGGAACACAGCTAGGTTATGATAAAAAGAGTTTACAATTTGCCATAAACCCTATGGAAAAAGAAATAAGAACCGCACTGACGTCAGCGGGAAATATAACACCAAAACAATACGATCAAATAGTTTCAGGAATTATTCACAAGCATATTAACAAAGTAAAAAGATTTAGCCCAGCAAAAGGAAGACCAGTTTCTTTCTTAGAAGAAATAATGTCATTAGGATTCCAAAGAAATGAAAAAAATAAAGGTGTCAAAAAAGGCAGTGTTAAAAATGTTGGCTTTGATGGACAAAAAGTACCACAACCATTTATTTCAACTGGTGGCGGAATACCTCAATCAATGGCAAAGCCACATTATGAAAAAATGCAGGATCTTTACCCAGAGTCACAAAGACAAAAATCTCCATCTTTTGGAGTTGGCAAAACAATAAAATCAGTGTTTGGTGCAGAAAGAGGACATGTTGCAGCAGGACTTCCATTTGGTGGTATGAAATTTAATCCTGCCGTAAGAGGAATAAGTCCAAATAATTATTCAATGCCGTCACACGGAAGAAAAGCATTTTTAGGAATGCCATTAAAAAAATTAGCACAAGGATGGTCTAACCCAAGATACATAGGTCCTGACCCACGCTCAGAAGCATTGACCAGAAAATGGAAAATGGGATACAACAGGGGTGGCATGGTCGGTGGCTTGCAGGCTTCTCCTAGAGGATATAATGCTGGCGGAATGATTGCACAAATGCTTCTACCAATGCTTGGATACATGGGTGGGCAATCAATAGGAACTCAAGTTGGTGGCACAGGTGGAGGCTTTGCTGGTGGAATGATTGGATCAATGATTCCTTCAATGTTTATGGGAAGCATGGGGGCAAATAGAACTAAAACGGCTCCAGGATCTGATGAGGCTTATGAGAAATACGGAAATCGTGTAGGTAAATCAGCTTTAGCAAATAATAAATTTTCATTATCTTTAGCAAATTCAGCAGCACAAGGATCTAAGGTATCTAGAGTTCTGACCACTCTTATAGGAGGGTTAACAAAAACAAATCTTGTAGTAGGCGGAGTAACACTTGCCCTGGGAGTTGGATATAAGGCATTTAGGGATTATCAAGAAGGAGTTAGACTAAATGTATCTACTTTTGGTCTAACCGAAGAAGCTGCAGAAAAAGCTGGACTAAAGGTAACAAGCTATAATTCAGCCATTAAAGATTCTATTGGGACAATAAACGCAACTATTGAAAGAAATAAAATGCTTTATGAAAGCATGAACTCTGCTGGAATTCCAATTAAGATGACTATTGCAGAGTATAAAAAATTAAAAGAAGAAGTTAAAATAAGCATGAGTGATTCTATTGAGGCAATTAATAGAATGAAAGAAACAGATCTAAAAGATTATGCAGAAAGACTAAAAGCTCAAATGATCTCAGCTGGAGCTTCCGCAGATGAAGCTTCTAAAAAAATATATGCAGCATTTGCTTTGTCTGAAAAGTTTGCGCTAGCAGGATCTTCAACATTAGGAAATATGGGATTTAATAACATAAAAGACGGAATAACTGCAGCAATAGAGGCCTACAAGGTATTTAACGACACAGTTAAAAACGAAAGTCCAGATGCTCAGGGAATGGCATTAACAACATCTTTGGATGCAGTAAATAAGGCTATAGAAGAATCAATTGCTCTTAGCGAAAAGAAAGCTAAGGCAGACAAGTCTGGAAAGACTTTAGTGATATCTAGATCTCAAGCAGAAATTGAAGTTATTAATAAAATAAAGTCTAAAGTTTCTGAACAAACAAATGTTTCTCAAGGGCTACTAAATAGTATTTTTGATCAAAACAAAGAAGCAAAGAAATTCCTTTCTTTGCAAGATACCGCTTTAAGTGTTATGCAAAAATTAAGGCTTCAAGCTCAAGGATATACTGGAGACTTATCAATGGGCGCACTCGCAGCAGATCGACTGTTTTCAATGAGAGCTGCAATTGAATCTAATGTTACGGCGTTTTCTACTTCTCAAAGTGGTCCATTATTTGGAATATCTCAAAAATTAAAAATTGCTCAAGAGCAGTATAAAAAATTAGGATTAGCATCTCAAGGTGCTAGCGTTAAGCAGCAAATTGACTCAAGAAAAGCTGGCGAAGCAATTGATGCAAAAATTAAAAAGATTCAAGAAGAGGCTGATGCAAGGCGTAAAGCATTAACTCAAACACTAAAGGATGAAGATTTCTTAACTCAAGTTAAGAAAAAACAACTAGAATATCAAGATGCCTTATCTTCTGGAGATATGTCGAGGGCAGCTCAAGCACAGCTAGATATTAAATCAATGAACAAACAACAGCAAACTGATAAAGCAATACAATCAATTGATGACAAAGAAAAGTTTGACATTGGCAAATTAGAATCTCAAAGAAAAGCACTTTCAGACGCTAATCAAAAACTTGCAGACAGTGCTTCACTAGCTGGAAATGGGTTGCAAAAGTTTGCAAAAGAAATAGAAGGTTATCAATCAACAATTTCTAAATACAATAATTCATTGACAAACTACCTTACACTTTTAAAAAATAATGATGGAAAGACAAGTATGGAAGGTCCTGCAGCAGAGTTCCTTAACGAAATTAAAAATATTCCTGGCGTGACTTTGCCAAATAAATTTGCTGGCCCAAGACCAAAATCAAGTACTGAAATGGCATATGAAATTGTTTCAGGTTACTCAGAATTATTAAAAACTATAAATACAGACACAGCTGTTATTAATGTTAAATCGGCCGAAATTGATGATAAATCAAAAGTACCAGAAAATAGAAATTATGCACGTGGTCCTGTGGGCACTACTGGAAGAGGAGCTTCTGGATACGTGCCTCAAATTCCAAAAACTACTACCTATACAGAAAAGCCATCGTATGCTGCAGGAAGTTATTTTAGTTATACACCAGGATCTCCTATTAAAAAATCAATGGGTGGATTAATTAAGATGTCCACAGTTCCTAGAATGTCTGCTGGCGGTCCAGTAATAAATACCGTTCCTAGATACAATAAGGGAGGAATTGTTAATAGTTCGAATAGCTCATCATCTTCTTCGGTAAGAATTGAAACCCTATCAATAAACTATCCAACAGCACCAACCAATGCAAAAGAGTTCTTTGCTCAAGTTGAAGAGATAGCAAGACAAAAAGGAATTAAAGTACTAGCAGGGGGGAGGGCAGTATAATGACAGCAATGGTATTGCCAGTTGGCTCTTTATTAAAACTTAACTCAACAATAAATTTATCTGAGCATAATAGACAACCCGTATCTTTAAACAAGATAAGAATTGAAAAAACTCAAAGAATGGCAAATGGAACAATGCGTAAATTTTTTGTTTCAGAAAAAGAAAGCATAAATGTTTCCTGGTCCATGCTTCCTTCTCATTCAACAATGACTGTAGACGGAGGTTATGGAGCGGTAGACATAAAGTCTTTCTATGACGGTACCGCAGCAAAAGCTTCTGGTTCTTTATCTGGAAGATCTACTTTTGATCTATCTATAGTGTATGGAGGAACCACAAAAACAATGGAAATGATATTTACCGCATGTTCTTTTGAAATAGTAAAAAGAAACGTAAAAGAAAATTCAACAGATACTCCTCAAGAATTCTGGAACGTATCTCTTACAATGGAACAGGTATAATGATAGATTCAAATAAAACCAGTTTGCTTAATTTATTTAAGCAGCAAAAATCAGTAACTTCAGATGCTGGTTTGGTTATAGAGTACAACATGAATTCTATGATTGATGGAATAACTGTTTCTTCAGCAACGGCAGATTCTTCATATACTTCTCAAATTTCTGATTGGCCTTCAGGAAAACCAAACCCTTATAAAAAATTGTTTCCCGTAGATTCTATAATAAAGCCATTTAGACCATTAGAGTCAGGTATAAAGTATTATGTTTTCTCATCTGTAGATACTCCAGTGAATAGTTTTTCAAAGTATAGAACAGTTCAGTATCCCTCAACTCAGCCAAGAATATATATTCCTGGAGAAAAAACTGAGTATAAATATTGGCTAGGAGCAAAAAATACTAACATTGATCTAACTGTAAAGTATAAGCAAGACACGGTTATTGAAGGAAACAAAAATGCTTTATCAAATAAAATTGTAATTAGATTTGAAAAAAATCATTTTCTTCCCACTAACTACTCCTTATTAATTACTAAGTCCGACAACACAACTCAGTCAGTTGGGCCATTTACTACACCGACAGACGGAAATATCGTATTAAACTATAATGGAACTTCTTGGGTAAACACGTCTTTGGTAGAGCCAATAACTTACTCAACTCCAGTTTCTATTAAATCAATTAAACTTACTGCAACAAATTCAAATCTTGGAGGAATGATCGGGGTAATTGAGTTATCAGCAAGATGGGTAAAAGACATATCCTCAGATTTAGTTGACTTTGACATAAGCAAAGAGTCTTCATCTTCTTCCACGGACGTACTCCCAGTAGGATTTGTTACCGCAAACAGCATGTCAGCAAATATTGCTAAGTATAATCAGGTAACATCTCAGATAGTTTCTTATGTTAGAGATTCCGTTGAGTTTGATAGCTCATTGCTGTATCTAGTAAAAAATGCTGAACTTCGCCCATTCTTTAATGTCTACCATAGCAACGCAACAACTGTTGCTGGTTCTTACGACAAAGTGTCCCAAGGATTCTATTACATTAATGATTTCAATATAGATGAGTATGGAAGCGCAGCAATATTTTCTTTAGATGGCTCTAAGTATTTAATGGAAACCGTATGCCCAGATATTGTGTGTGAATTCTATCCTGTAACTGCAATTATTAGAAGACTTCTAGACTCAATAGGTTTTGCTAGTTACAGATTTAATTTGAATGAAACAAGTGAAAAATCAATTCCTCAAGTAAATTATTGGTGGACAGATGATTCCAAAACAGTTTGGGAAGCAATTCAAGAACTATGCAGAGATATCCAAATGAATGCATTTTTTGATGAAAACAATATCCTGCAATTTTACAGCAGAGATTATATCTATGACACAGCAAGACCAATATCCTGGACATTTTACAACGAAACAGATGGAACCACTCTTCCAAACATTATTAAATTTAATAAAAAAGATATAGTTGGAGCAAACTACGTAAAAGTTTTGTGGGAAACACAGATGACTTCAGATTATATAGGTACTTCTGGATCTCTTTGGAACGCTCCCACTACATTATTAAGCGCAGGAGGATTATCTCAAGATATCAGCGCTTTGGAAAATACTTACCTGACTATTGATTCTCAAACAACAGACGTATATGCAGGTCAACAATCTTTTTATAATTTTTCTGGATATGTTCTTATAGATTCAGAAATTATTGAGTATGATGCAATGGAATATGATTGCGTATTTCTAGATGGAAGCACTGGAAAAGTAAACGTAGAGTCTGCAGCAGATATAAATAAATACAGATCTTTGTGTAAAGCTGGGTATTCAGATGTAAATAATCCTTCTTCTAGCGCATACTTTAAGCCAAGTGGAAGATACAGAATTAAAAAAAGAGGGGCCCTGGGAACTGTAGCAGCTAAGCATGATGCTGCAAACAGTAATCTAGGAAATTGGGAATTAAGAAACGTTACATTTGATCCGTCCCAAAAGTCTACATCAACTGGAACTACTACAAACTGGGATCTATTTTATGACTTAAGGGTTACACAACTTACATCTAGTAGTGTGTCTATTGATTTTGTAGTTCCCACAACAGTGCCAACTTCTTATGTTATAAAAGCTTTGAAGTCAGATACAGGAAATGTCTTCAGCGAAATTTTTGAAGAGGTAGTCAATATACCTGCTGCAACTGGCAATCCACCATTTACAATATCTAACTTAAGTCTAGGAAGATACATTTTTGAAGTAACCCCAAAGTCTGGATCTTCTTCAGGTAAAGTAATGAGAAGTGGAAAGTTTACTTTATCTAGCATTACTAACGCAGCAACCATATCTTCAAATCCAGTTTCTGCGACAAAAATATATCCAAGCAAATCTTATTTTAAAATGTCGAATCCAAATGCATCAAAAAATCAATACAACATTGCTTATAGAAATTTTGAAGGAATGTCTTTGTCTACATCAACAACAAACTCATCTCTTCCAACATACGGCTTACCCTCACCTTTATTATCAGAAAAATATTATGCTTTTGGTACAAGTATATTCTTAGACACAAATATTAACACAAAAGGTGTTTCCGCAGGTTTGGGATTTTTTGTAAACCATACAGGAAAAACTGGGTATTATGTTATTTTAGAAACCACAAAATCTGCTGTTTCAAAAGAGACTAAATCAGTTAGAATTATAAAGGCAGACGGGTCTTCAATAAAAACCTTAGCTGATTCACAAAAAACATCTACTACAACTTTTGAGGGAGTATTTGGTGGAACTCAATACAATGTCGACGTTAGAGTAAAAGTTTCTGGTAGCAAGGTTTATATTAATGCATACATTAACGGATTTATTATTACGGCAGTAGACGTAAGCTCTTCCTCTGGAACCACAGTTAATTCAATCCTTCCAACAACTAAAACCGTAGCATTGGCATGCGGGTCTGGCGAGATAGCAGTAGACTACGTATACGGCACAGACATAGATGTAAGCCAGTACGAAACTTCCTATAACAATAGAAACTTATATGCTGGCCAATATTCAGATGATTTGCTTGACATGAGTTTTGGAGATTTAATTTATAATACTGGAAACTCCGATCCAGTTCTTAAAAATCAGACGGTAGATGATTTTGGAACAGTTGTGAGAGAGATCTATTATGTAAAGACTAAATTAAACTCTAGACCAGCATTCCCAATTAAATGGTCTACTGGTAGCAACCAAGCAGTTAGCCTGATTGGTAAAAAGATTTCTAATTTTGAAGCAGAAGCTTATGTGCTAAACAATACTTCTTCAACTGTTCCTTTAAGCGATGGCGCACTGGCCTCCTTATACGTAATAGGAAATGATTTATACCCTTCTGGAACTATGGAGTACTCCACAGATACCAGCAGTGAGTATGCAAACAAGGAGCCCGTAATATTTGAATCTAGGTGGCTTCAGTCAGAATATGATGTAAAAAATCTTGCTGAATTTATTAAAACAAAGGCAGTAAACAAAGGAAAGATTATAGAAATAGAGACCTTTGGAAACCCAATGCTTTCTGTGGGAGACATAGTTTCAGTTAAATATGCATATCAAAATCTTCAGGAAACTCAAAAAATGATTATTACTAACGTAAGCCAATCTTTTCTAGAAGGGATTTCTACCTCGATTACTTGCAGAACTCTGTAATTATCTAAATGGTATAATATTAAAATGACAATAGGATCACAAGATATAGTAAATAAAAAAACTATAAAAAGAATACCGTCTAAGAATATAGCCAAGACGTCAAAGGTTGTGCTTAAAACTACAGACCCAGACCTATTGTGGCTAAGGCCAGACGAAGCTATTCTTAAAAATGATTCGGGATATATTTATTCTAAGCAAGTATCTCGTCCTTATCCTGGAGACGGATCTGGTGGAGACAATCCGCCTGGAGATAACGAAGAAAAAGACCCAGAAGGATCTACAGACACCGTAGATTTATCAGACATAGAGTCAATAACCTTTGAAGAGTATTATGATGCTGCAGCTAAGACTACTAAATATAATGCATTAATTAAAATTAAAAATACGAGTCAATATGCATCAACTACAGTTGGTGTTGACGCAAGAATATATAACGCAGCAACCGCATCGTATGCAGCAGCAGTTTCATCTTCTGAATCAAACCCTCCAAACTCAAGTAATTTTATTACACCAACACCATCTGTTCCGTCTGTAATATTTGATAGAACTGGTTCTACAGGATTATCTTGGGGATGGAATGATTCAAGTGGTCTTGGTTCATATGATTCAATATCTTACGAATGGATTATAAAAACTTTAAAAAATGGCGGGACAACTGTAAGTTCAGGATCAAAAGCATACCCTTCCTCTTCATCTTACGGCATAGGAGATAGTGGAAAGAATAGACAATATAAAGTTAGCTCATCTGGAGGAGATACACCAGCTTCTTCTTCACCAAGATGGCTATCGGTAAGGGCTGTAGTAACTGGAACTAATAATAAAAAATATTATTCAAGTTATTCTACACCAATCTAAAGGAGAGTAATGATAAAAGGAACCTATGTATTTTATGAAAACAATAAAGAGATCGCAAGATCTTCTAATATAATTACCAAATTTGGAAAAAGGTATTTTTCTAAACTTATGGCTGGAAATGTGCCGTCTGCCACAAAGGACTTAGCGGTAGGTATTCATGATTCAAAAACAATATCAGGAATCTCTTCTACAGGATCTGTTGTCACCTTTACAACTACTTATGAACATGGGTTATTTGAAGGAAACAAGGTTAGCATTCATAATGTATTGCCAACAGAGTATAACTTTTTAAATGCAACAATAAGCTCTGTTCCTTCAACTACTACCTTTACAATTTTAGATTCAACAAATTCAGCCTATGTTTCTGGAGGTAATGTGTCTTCCGAGGTAGACACAAGATTGGGATTTGAGATATACAGGACACCAGTAGTTTTGGGAAGCACAGATATTCAAATGGAAAACGGATTGCCTGTATATAATATAGTTTACAAAGCAACACTTCCTCAAGATTTAGCTGGAGTAATTTCAGAAATAGGAATTTACCCATCAATAAGATCTTCTGCAAATAGTTTTGATAGCAAGTTTATTGCGGATTTTGACAATTACCTAGACTGGACAGACTCAGATGGTTACAACCCAGAAACATCAGAAACTGGTGCAAGAGTTGGAACTAATGTTTTGGTTATGCCTTCCAACGGCACTAGCTCAAAAGAATACACAACAAACACTTCTTTTGATTTAGAGGGATATAGCAACAACGATTCTATTACTTGCGCTTACTATAAGGGAGATGATAACCTAAGTAAGATTACAGTTAAATTTTATACATCTACTGGCAATTATTATTTTGTTGATTTGCCGTCAATTTCTGGAACTGGAAAAAAGATATCACAAGAAGTTTTGCTTTCTAGCTTATTTGGTAACGTAGTGGGTTCTCCAAATAAATCAGAAATTACAAAAATCGGAATCGTAGTCACCCCAGTTTCTGGACAATCAACTTTAGTGGGCCTAGATGCAGTTAGAATTAATGATGAAGATACATTTGATCCGATATATGGTTTGGTAAGTAGGTCCATATTAAACTCACCATATTTAACAAAAACAGCTGGAAGGCAGATTGACGTAGAGTATAGACTGGAAGTAACATTCTAAATGTCATCCTATCAAGATTTATTAAAGGATAGCTCCAAGGTAGATCCTGGAGATAAGAATTACTTTATTGTAACAATTACTGACCTTGACGTAAATAATACATATCCTTTACAATTTAGATGGAAAAGAGAAGGCGGAGCATTTTCTGTATGGTCTGCTGTAAAAATAATAACAACTCCAGGAGAATCAGTTCCAGGTGAACCATCTCTTACAGCTGGTAGTGTTACGGGAGAACCTGGATTAATTAAAGTAACCTGGAACGGCACAGATGCTGCTGGTAAAATTATATCCAATATAGATAGAGTAGATATTTATGTTGACGGCGGTATTTTTGATGGAACTAAACCAACCTCAAGTTTTAAATCAGCTGGAACACAAACAATTGCCGCACCTTCTGGAGAGTACTTTGTAACTCTTTATTCTGTTACTTCTTATGGTAAAAAGTCTGCAGTAAGTAGCGCAAGATCAGTAGTTGTTCCAGGAATTGGAACAACAATACTTAATCCTCAAGACCCATCTGCTCCAACAATAGAATCAGGACTTGCTTCAATAATTGTTACTTGGGATGGTAAAAGAGCAAATACAGAAAATTTTACTACTGGATCTTTTGCGGGAGCTAAAGTTTACATAGGAACGTCAGCTGATTTTGTACCAAGTGATAATAATTGGGTTCATTCATTAAATTTTGCAAACGGAACTAATCAGGTAGCAATCGGAGTTGGAACTGTAATTGATAAAGATGCTCAAACAAAATTGCAATATGGCGTTCCATATTATGTTAAAATTAAAACTGTAAATGCAGCAGTGCCACCAGTTGAGACAACAACGGCAGTAGTTTCTAGTCCAACAAATATCACAGTAGAAAAATTGCCAGCAAGTGAAATTAAAACAGGATTCTTAGAAGCAGATGCGTACATTAAAGCTGGCGCAAGCGGTGGAGCAAGAGTTGAAATAGGAGGATCCACTACACCATTAGTTATTTATGGAACAAACGGAACTACAAAACTTCTTGAGTTTATTGGAGGGTCTACTGGAACATTAGCAATTAATGGATCTGGAACATTTACTGGTAGTCTGTCAATAGGATCTGGAAACGCAGTATTTAAAGCAGACCCAGACAGTCTAGCAACTCCTGGAATTTGGCTAGGACATGCAGATTATTTAAGTGCACCATTTCGTGTTTCAAAAACTGGTTCATTAACAGCATCAGCTGGATACATTGGTGGATGGAAATTATTAGACAATTCATTGCAAAATGATGCAGGAACACTTAAAATAAATAGCGGCTTAGACCCAGCTATATTTTTAGGACCCGCTTCTGGTCAGCATATAAGACTAACTCCAGACTCAATAGCACATTATAATGGAAGTGGCACAACAGGAAAGTTTACGCTAACTGCTTCAAATGGAAACGTATCAATGCTAGGAAATCTTACTGCAGGATCTACAATTACTGGTGCTGTAATTACTTCAGTTGGTACAAACCCAAATAATTTTACTGGAACTTTAACAATTGATTCTGGTACTATAACTCAAACAAATCAATTATATTTAAACACACCATTTATATATGCAAATACAACACAAGTTTATTTACAATCTGGAAATGGAAATTTTGCATTAGAAGAGGATGGCGGAGTAATTTTAGGACAAGGAAACGCATCTGGTGACCTTCAAATAAGATTAAATAACAAGACTGACCTTCCAGGATATGTTAGGGGATATTTGTTTCACAGTCTTTACTATAATTTTGCAGACACAACTACTTTATATACAACCACTAGTTATGGAACACCAGGGTCCACGGTTACAATTAATGCAAACAATAGATTGAGCAGAGGAAGAACTTTGTATTCTGGAAATATTTCTAGCGCCGCCACGCTAGACGATTATTTAGGCGGAGCTTTTACTGGCGACTTATATTTTAGTACGGCGTGATAAAATATGCCTTCAATATTTAGAAAAAACACAACTGGCTGGGTAGAAATATTATCTGTTTTTAGAAAAAACACAACTGGCTGGGTAGAGATATTAAATGCATATAGAAAAAATACTACAGCCTGGGTAAAAGTTTTTGCAAGAAGCCAAATACCAGGAATCACATCTTTTCCAAAAGTAAGAAATTCTAGCGGAGACAATATCGATAATACTACAGTCATTGCAAGAGTTGGTGACACTTTAACTGGATATCGTGGTAGTTGGAGCAATAGCCCAACAGTTTATGAAGATAGATGGTACTTTAGTCAATATGCAGGTGGGGGAAACTATGGACCATTTAGTCCTGCTCAAACTAATACAACATTAGCTACCAATTTATCTTATGACGGATATTATGTTGTTTATCAAGTTAGAGCAACTAATGCATCGGGATCATCCGAATATGTGACTAGCAGCAATGAAGCTCGTGTAGTTAAATATGCTCCAGTTTCTTTATCAATACCCAATCTTAATGGATCTCCCGTAGTTGGTGGAACATTAACTGCTGGATCACAAAATGGCTTGTGGCGTAATACAACATCTATTTCTGGAGACACCTACCCAGACAGTTTTGAATATGAGTGGAGTTATTCAGACGGTACGATTCTTCAGTTTGATAGTAGCAACAGTTATTTAATCGACAGTAATGATCTAGGTAAAACAATTAGAGTAAGAGTTACTGGAACAAACACAGGTGGTTCAGCAACAAGTGGTTACACAACATCTGGAGTTGTTACTACTCCGTATTCTTTTAATTTTGGAAACATTTTATATGTTGGTTCTAATGGATATATAGGATTAGATAGTGGAGGGTCTACAGCGGGAACAGCAGGTAGCGGAAGAAATATTAATATATGGAATGAAGACCTAGTTAATTATAGAATTCAAGAATACTCTGATAGCAGCAATTATCATTTATATGTTAGAGCATATATGTATCAGAACCCTCTAGTAAGATCATCAATCACCGCTTTAGATTATCAAATTAAATTTTATACAGGACAGCCTTACTGCGATGTTTATTTAGTAAGAAAAGGAAGCAGCGTTCCTACATATATAGACAATCCAGGTTATTATTCAAACGGTTTATTTGGAACTTCTGGATTTTCTGGCACATTTGTGGCGGGATCTGTTTTAAGAGTTTATTTTGACGGAACGACCCAAGCAAGCACTTCTGCAGCAAGCTGGACTTCTATTCCAGATTCAGTTTGGAAAAGCATTTCAACATCTGATATAGATGATAGTTATGTTGCCGTTACCACATCTGCAAATCAACAAAATGCATTTGCTTCTCCCACCCCAACAAGTGTTACGTACAGTGGCGGAGTATTTACAATTAATTTTACGGGAGGCTCAGGAGAATTTTTTCAAGGGTGGTATCAAACTGATTCACTAGCAATAGGAACCCAGCCAGCATTAGCAGGAACAACTGCATCTACCCCAGACACACCAATAAGTGGTGGATCTTTTACATCTTCACCGCTAACAAAGACACAGGCTGCTTCACCTGGGTATACTTATTATTGGTGGGTAAGATCATCATTAACTGCAACTGGTACGGGTGCTGGAAATGTAACCGATTGGGCAGGGCCAGTTTCAATTAAAATACCTGATGCAACAATGACTACTGCCCCAACTTATGGATCTGCAACTAGTACATCTAATGGCTTTACAGCAAGCATTAATAACACTCCAGACCCATCTGGAGGAACTTATGCGGTAGTATCAAATTCAAATCCTAATGCGTCTACATCAATTACCGCGTCTGGTGCAATTACCGTCACAGGTCTTTCTGCATCAGCTTCAAATACAGTAACAGTAAGTTATTCAAAATTTGGATATACTACTGTGCAATTTACAGTAACTGGAAGTGCATCGGCACCTGTTCAGTACACAGTAACTTGGAATGCAAATGGTGGATCTGTTACACCAAGCTCGACCACAGTAACTTCTGGATCTTCCGTGACGGCTCCAACTCCTACAAGATCTGGGTTTACACTTAGCACATGGCGTAATCCATTATCTGGCGGAGACCCCACACTTCTTGCCGCTGGAGCATCTTACACACCAACTGCAAATATTACATTTTATGCAATATGGATATCAACATTTGTAACTCCAAGCATTACTCTTACCACAAATCCACCAGCATTTGCAAGATCTACTGTTAACACAAATCGATTTGGTTGGGGATGGAACAATGCCATTTGGAGCGGAAGTACCTCTGGAAACCCTAGTTATCCTTGGAGAATTAGATCAGGAAGTTCTTCTGGAACTATAATAAATTCTGGTACACGCTCATATAGCACTGGAGCTATCAACGTGGGAGGTTCGAACTATAATTATAGAATTGGAACAGAAGAAGGAGATACACCAAGAACTACCGCCTCTAGATGGGGAAGCTATGAAGCAACAATATTAGGAACTAATGGTCAGACATATTCTTCAGGATTCTCGGCTAGCGTATAAAATAAACACTCTTTACAAAATGAATAAAAATGATATAATAAATAAATATACAAGAAAGGTAGTCCCATGTCAGATACAGATTTAAATAATGAGCAAAAAATATCAATTATTAATGCACATATAATAGAGCTTAAAGCTGAACAGTACAGTCATGAAATTAGAAAAATAGAGTTAGAGACAATACAAAGCACAGATAATGAAATTTATCAAAATATTGTTAGAATAATTGGAGACTACGATAATCAAATTTCTGTTTTAGAGTCTTTAAAGGCTAACTTGCAACAATCAGTTTAAATGATATAATAGCAAAGGAGGAAACATGACAACATTATCAAATTCAGAAAAACGTGCAGTTATTGAAAGTCGTATTAAAAGCTTAAATCATGTTAAATTTAATTTAGACATAGACGTAATTGTTGAAAATGCTAAAACTCAAACAAATGCAGAAGTAATTGCTTCTTTAAACGCAGCACAGACTTCCGTAAATGCTCAAATTGCTGCTCTGACAACAGAAGCCGCAAAATACCCAGAGGAGCAAGCATAAAGATGGCGGATAAAACAGAGTTAATTATTACAGCTTTGCAGCAACGCATAGGAGAAATTGTATCTAATTATGAAACTCAGATAGCGGTATTGCGCTCAGAAATTACTTTACTTATTGATCAAAATCAAGAACGTGAAAAGTCTATTAAAGAATACTCAGATAGCCTAGACAATATTATGAAAGAAGGTTAATTGTGGCAACTTTAAAGCAACCAATATTTAATGACGGAGAGCCTTTAGACGCTAGCAAATTAAATGATTTAAAAGATGGTTTAACAAAAACTTACCAAATTGCTCAAGGTCTACAGAATACTTTAGAGGACGGAACTACAACTATCCCAGTAATTTCTGCTGGAACCGTCACAATTCCAGCACTAACTAATGCTGCTGGTGGAAATTCAGCAACAGTAGACTTGCCAGTAGATGCAAAGTTTAATGGAGAGACGCCTATTTATACAATTAGTATTGCTGGTGGCTCTATAGATTCTAAAAGACAAATCACTCTCAGGATAATTAATAAGAAGCAAGTTCAATACATATCTAATGGTCCAGTAGGAGAACTAACAATAAGTTACATTGCTTTTAAAGAAAAGGCTAACTAAATATTGACAGACTGTCATTATATGTTAAAATATAGGTAGTACCCAAAGTCACAAAATTGTGACTTTTTTAATTTAAGGATATTAAATGTCTAACGACTTAAAATGGATGCTTTCATCAGATCAGCAATTTCCATATCAAGATGATAAAATGATTGAGCTTTGGTTTAAGGTTATGAAGTGGTTTAAGCCAGATGTTGTAGACTATCTTGGCGACACAGATGATCAGGCTTGCTATAGTAGGTTTACAGAAGGAAAGCCAACAGAGTTTTTAAAGGCATACAAGAATGACGACGTAACAAATGATTTAGAGTTAATGCTAAAAGACATGAAGTTTGAGGCAAGTGGTGCCCGTGAATTTTATGAAAGA